GGTGCCAGCGGCGGCGCACAGATTCACTAGATTTTACGCACCCTATAGGTCGGTTCATTGGACGCCGAAACGCTCGACCTTGACGAATTTGCCGAGCTTCTTGGCGTTACCGAGAAAGCGGTACGTGACTGGATCGGTGAGGGCATGCCAGTTACGCGGCGCGGTACTCGCGGAGGACAGCGAGAGAAGACGCGCATCGCGTTGCGGCCTGCGATCCGATGGTATTTCGCCTCGAATCATGAGGGACTGCAACTCGATCGCCAACGTTCACGCCTAGCCCAGGAACAGGCCGACAAGTTTGCACTGGAGAACGCCGAGCGCCGCGGAGATCTCGCGCGTATCAGCGTGCTGGAGAAATCATTCGCCGACGCGGTGGCCGTAGCGCAGGCATTGCTCCTCGCGATCCCGACGAAGGAAGCGCCGATGCTGGTACCGCTCAATGATGCAAACGCAATCGAGAACCGACTCAATCAGGCGATCAACGACGCGCTCCAGCAACTCGCAGCTTATGGAGCGCGAGGAACAGGCGAGCGTAAGCGCGGCGGTCGGCCGGGCAATGGGGCGCTTCGAACCCCCACCCCTGCAGAACGTAAGCGAGTGGGCCGAGGAAAGCCGCTTCCTCAGTAGCGAGAGTTCGGCCGAGCCTGGGCCGTGGCGCAATGCACGCGCGCCGTACTTGCAGGACATCATGGACCTCTACAACGACCCGGCTGTCCGGGAAGTGTGGGTCATGAAAAGCGCACAGGTCGGTTGGACCGAGGTGCTGAACAATATCATCGGGTATGCGATCGACCGCAGGCCCGGGCCGATGCTCTTGATGCAGCCGACCGTCGAGATGGTCGAGGCTTGGTCGAAGGATCGGCTGACCCCGATGCTCAACGACTCGCCTTCGCTGCGAGCCAAGGTAAGCGCGCCGCGTGCGAAGGATGGCGCGAACACGCTGCGGCACAAGACGGGCCCCGGGTGGCGGCTGTCGATGGCAGGCGCGAACTCACCGGCGGGCCTTCGCATGCGCAGCGTGCGAGATCTCTTCTGCGATGAAGTCGACGGCTACCCGGTTTCATCCGGCAAGGATGGCGATCCGATCTCCCTCGCGCGCAAGCGCCAGGTCAGTTTCTGGAATCGGAAGTTCTTCGCCGGATCCACACCGACGGTCAAAGGCCGAAGCCGCATCGAGGCCGGATTCGAGTCCACCGACATGCGCTACTTGCACCTGCCTTGCCCGCATTGCACTGGCGCGAACCGCGGTGAGCCGGACGGATATCAGCGCCTGGAGTGGTCGCAGATCAAGTGGGTGGACAACAACCCAAGAACAGCGGCGTATCTGTGCAAGCACTGCGGCACGCTGATCGAGCATCACCACAAGCAGTGGATGCTGGAGCGACGCAGGTGGGTTGCGACGAAGCCATTCGATGGTAGGGCAGGCATTCACATTTGGGAGGCCTATAGCCCGTTCGTCAGTTGGGCGGAGATGGTCGCGAATTTTCTGGAATCGAAGACGCTTCCGGAGACGCTGCAGACCTTCATCAACAACTCGCTGGGCGAGACGTGGGAGGAGGCGGGTTCGGCAGTCGAATCCGGCCCGCTGCTTGACCGCAAGGAGCAGTACGGTCCGGACAACATTCCGTCGAATGTGCTGATGCTCTCAGTCGGCGGTGATACGCAAGACGATCGCGTCGAGCTGCAACTCCTAGGCTGGGGCGCGGACGAGGAATGCTGGATCGTTGAGCAGAAGGTGTTCCGCGGTGATCCCGGCAAGCCCGAGTTGTGGGCAGAGGTCGATGCATACCTGCTGCAGCGATTCACGACCGAGGACGGGCGCACGCTGCTGATTGAGTCGGTGGCGATCGACAGCGGCGGCCACCATTCGCACGACGTCTACAACTTCGTCGTATCACGTAAGCGCAGACGCGTATGGGCCACGCGCGGCGTCGGCGGTCCTGGCAAATTGATCTGGCCGAAGAAGGCGTCGCGGGCAGCGAAGTCGCGGGCAATGGTATTCAACCTGGGCGTCGATGCCGCGAAGGGCGTGCTGTACGGCCGGCTGGTCAAGATCACCGATCCCGGTCCCGGGTACATCCATTTGCCGCATGAAGTGGACGCAGAATTCTGCAAGCAACTCACGAGCGAGAAAGCGATCACGCGCTATGTGCGGGGCAGGCCGACGACAGCCTGGGAGCCGCGCGCGAAAGGGATTCGCCAGGAGGCTCAGGACTGTTGGGTCTACGGATATGCGGCTTTCATCGGTCGTCGCGGTCCGGAGATCATCAAGCGATTGATGTTGCGCAGGCCTCGCGCTTCTTCGCCGCCGGCGCAAGCATCCGCGCTCGCGGTTAGCGAGGCGGCACCGACAGAGCAGCACGAACCGCAGCGCGCATCACCTGAACCGGTAGCCGTACAGCGGCCGCAGCCGATCCAGCAACCGAAGAAGCCGCACTGGTCGCAGAAGCCGCGCCGCGGCTGGGTAAAGAACTGGTAATCATTGGAGCAATCGTTGACGACATCTTCTCAAATCCCGTCGATGCTGACCGCCGGTGATACATGGTCGTGGACGCGTGAGCTTGCCGACTATCCAGCGCCGACCTGGACGGCGACTGTTTACTTCGCGCAAAGCTCCGGCAGCTTCGAGGCTACGGCTACCGCTGATGATGTTGCGCATGCGTTCTCGATCACTGCCGCTACAACGGCCAGCAAAGCGGCCGGCAAGTACAAGTGGTCGCTCCGCGTGTCCGACGGCACCAACGCCTACACCGTTGAGGAGGGATGGGTCGAAGTCCTCGCCAATCCTGCTGCTTCAGGCGGCCGTGACCCGCGGTCTTGGGCCCGCCGCACATTGGATGCAGTGGAAGCCACGCTCGAAGGCCGGGCGACGGACGGCCAGCTCGCGCACACGATCAAGGATCGGTCCATCTCGCGCATCCCGATTCCGGAGTTGATTGACTTGCGTAACAAGTTGCGCGCCGAGGTGAAGACCGAGGAACGCGGGAACGACGCGGGCCTGGGTCGCAACATGAAAACGAGGTTCAGCCGTGGCTGAGTTCTGGTTCGATAGACCGCTGGGCCAGGCGCTTCTGGCGGAATTGAAGACGAAGGCTGATGCGCGCGACCAGGCGGCAGCCGGCGCAGCATCAGCGGCCACGCAGCGGCGCGAAAAGCATGTCGGCTTCAAGATGGCCTCTCGTATGTATGCCGCGGCTAAGGCATCGCGTCTGACCGCTGACTGGCAGGGCAGCGACAGCAGCGCCGATGCCGAGCTCGTGTCGAGCCTTCGCGTCCTGCGCGCGCGATCGCGGCAACTCTGTCGGGACTTCAGCTATGCAAAGCGGGCGAAGCGACTCGTCGTCAACAACGTCATCGGACCGACCGGCATAGGCATGCAGGCTCAGGTGAAGACGAATGACGGCAAGTTGATAGCGCGCATTAACGACGACATTGAGGACGCGTGGGACGAATGGTGCGTCGCCGACCGATGCCACATCGGAGGCCGGCTTCACTTCGCGGCGCTTGAGCGCGCGCTGATGACCCAGGTGTTTGAAGCGGGCGAGGTGTTCGTTCGGCTGCACTACCAGACGGCGGGCGCATCGCGCGTTCCGCTGACGCTGGAAGTGATCGAAGCGGAGCGCCTCGCCGACGACTTCGCACAGCCGGGCCCGGCAGCCGCAGGTAATCAAGTACGGATGGGCATCGAGGTCGATAAGTACCATCGGCCGGTCGCGTATTGGATTCGCGATAGCCATCCAGGCGAGATCCGGTGGCCCGGTGCTGCGTCCGCGCGCTATGAGCGTGTGCCGGCGGCAGACATCATTCACCTGGCGCTAATCGAGCGTTGGCCGCAGACGCGCGGTGAGCCATGGCTGCACGCGGCCGCGCGTCGCTTGAACGACATGGACGGATACGCAGAAGCGGAGATCGTTCGTGCGCGTGCCCAGGCGAACAATGCCGGCTGGATCAAGACGCCGGAAGACGCCGAATCGTTTGCTGAGGAACAGGAAGACGGTTCGCTTGAGATGGAGTCCGAGCCTGGCGTCTGGAAGAAACTGAATCCGGGCGAAGAGGCCCAGATGCCGGCGCCATCAGCACCTAACTCGGTCTATCCAGACTTCATGCGCGCCATGCTGCGCGAGGTGTCCGCCGGCGCAGGCCCGAGCTATGAGTCCATCTCGCGCGACTACTCGCAGAGCAATTATTCGTCATCCCGCATGGGCATCATCGACGATCGCGATGAGTATCGCTTCATCCAATGGTTTGTGATTCGTGACTTCCGGCAGCGATTGCATCCCGTTTGGCTGCAGCAGGCCGTGCTTGGGAAGCGCGTTACGGCGATCACTCTTGAGCAATACGCCGCAGCACCCCGTAAGTTCGAGGCAACTCGATACAAGCCGCGCGGTTGGACGTGGGTCGATCCGACTACGGAAGTGGAGGCTTATATCCTGGCGATTGAGGCCGGCTTCACGACGGTGACAGACGTGATAGCGCAGACGGCCGGCGGCCAGGACATTGAGGACGTGCTGTCGACACGTGAGCAGGAACTTGAGTTGATGCGCGAGAAGGGGCTGGTGTTCACCACATCCCCCGAGGTCTATGACAAACCAGAGCCGGCCGCGACGAGCGATCCACCGAGCGATCCGACAGCGCCGCAAGAGCTAAACAAAGAACCCGCGCGCAAGCGGGTTTTTTCATTTCTGAGGAATTGAAATGACAGCGACCGCAATTCAGGCGCCGGCAAAGGCGCCAACCCTATCGGCTGCGCGCAAGGAAATGCCGAGCACGCTTCCATTGATGGAGCGTTCGCTTCCGGCGGAAGACTTCCGCCTGATCAAAGGCGATGACGGGTTCACACGGCTCACCTTCTCTTGCTCATCAGAGACCCGTGTTCCACGCTGGTATGGCGATGAGATTCTGTCCCATGAATCCAGCGCCGTTCGTCTCGATCGCGTCAAACGCGGCGCAGTGATGCTGCTGTTCAACCACGACATGGACGACCCGGTCGGCGTGGTAACTGATGCGCGAATCGAAAAGAGACGCCTCGTTGTGGACGTCAAGCTATTTAAGACGGCGCGCGCTGCCGAGATCGAAGCAATGATTGATGGCGGGATGCGCAACGTCTCCCTGATGTATCGCATTCATGTGTCTCAAACTGATGAAGACGAAGAGACCTACACCATAATCGATTGGGAGCCCTTCGAGGTTTCGGTCGTCACCATTCCCGCCGATCCCACGGTTGGCATTGGTCGCTCGCAAGAGGCCGGTCAGCAATTCGAAGTTCGCATGGTGCGGGCTTCTTCCAGTGTTCCCCCTGTTGTTCCAAAAACGGCGCAAGTCGCCAGAGGTAATTCTATGGACGAACAGTCCACTGCCGCGGCGGGCTCAAGCGCCGAACGTAACAATGCCGCAGCCGCAGCCGCAGCCGGTTCTACCACGGCCTCACGCGGCGTCGATGGCGGCCAGCGTTCGACCGATGCCGTCGCGGGTACGCGCGCGTTCGAACTCGAGCAGGAGCGCTCGGCTGGCATCAACAATCTCTGCCGTGCGAACAACATCCCCGATAACATCCGCGATCACTGGATCAGTTCCGGCGCTTCTATGCATCGGGTGTCTGATGAAATGCTGCGCATCATGCAGGAGCGCGGGAAGACCAATCCGAAGTCGGAGACGCTACTGGGTCTCACGCAGCAGGAGACAAGGCGCTTCAGCGTGCGCAGTGCGATCCTCGCGGTGGCCTCGCAGAACTGGAATCAGGCAGGCTTCGAAGCCGAGTGTTCGGCAGAAATCGCCAAGCGCTTGGGCAAGGTGCCAGAGACCAACAAGTTCTATGTGCCCTATGAGATCCAGCAGCGCAACGTCGCCAACTCGCTAGAGCAGTTGGTCGCCATCCTGGCGAAACGCGATCTGACGGTGGCCACGGCCGGCGCCGGCGGCTACTTGGTAGAGACGCAGAACATGGGCTTCATCGACCTTCTGCGGAACAGCTCGGTGATGTACGCCATGGGCGCCACGCGTTTGACGGGACTGCAAGGCAACGTCACCATTCCGAAGCAGAGCGCGGCCGGCACGGCCTACTGGCTCTCCACAGAAGCGACCGCGATCACCGAAAGCCAGCAGACCTTCGTTCAGGTTGCGATGAGCCCGAAGAACGTCGGTGGTTACACGGAGATCAGCCGCCAACTTCTCCTGCAGAGCAACCCTTCAGCCGAAGGCCTGGTCATGGGGGATCTCGCGCAGGTAGTCGGCCTGGCGATCGACCTTGCTGGCCTCTCTGGCACGGGCTCAGGCGGGCAGCCGACCGGCATCACTGCCACCTCCGGCATCGGCTCAGTCACCGGCACTTCGATCACTTATGCGGGTGGCATCCTGGAGTTCCTGACCGACACGTTCGGAGGCAATGCTCTGTTCGATAACTCTGGCTTCGTGACGACGGCTGTCGTCGCCGCGCTGCTCATGGGCCGCGTGAAGTTCACGAGCACCGCCTCGCCGATATGGGAAGGCAAGCTCAACAATGGCAGCATCAATGGCTACCGCGCGATGGCGTCCAACCAAGTCGCAACCGGCAACCTCCTGTTCGGCGACTTCTCCAAGACGGTCATCGGCGAATGGGGTGTGCTGGAAATCGAGGTGAACCCGTTCGCGAACTTCCCGGCTGGCATCGTCGGCGTTCGTGCTATGGCATCGGTGGATGTGGCTGTGCGCTACCCGACGGCCTACTCGCTCGCCGCAACGGTGACCTGAGAAAAGCACCAACCTAGCGCCTCAACAGGCCGCCATGGAGCGGTGGCCTGTCTGGCCAATTACCCTATTTTTTTTCTGGAGTGAATTGCAATGAACGTACAGCAGCAGTCCGCTAGCCAAGTTCGAATCAAGGCTACCAAGGGTTTCTTCGCGACGGTCGCCGGTCAATACAGCGAAGTCAATCCCGACAGCATCGTCGATGTGAGCCGCGAGCTTGCCGCGATGATGGTGTCATCGAACAAGGCGGTGGTGGTGGACAATTCCACGCCCCTCGTTCGCACAGCGCAGAAGGCCCGCCCGGTAGTCGTCGACCCCAGCGTTGAGCGGCTCGACCGCCTGCAGGCCTCGATTGAGCGCTTGAGCGAAATCGTTGCGAACCTCGTCACCGCACAGGCGGCGACCAGGCTCCCAAGTGCCAAGGAGAAATGAACCATGCTCGGCAATGAAGCACAGGCCGCTGTAGTCAGCAGCTTGCTGAACACGGTTTCGGCCGCGAACACGGCTGCAGCTACCACCACCACATACATCGATGTCCGCCGATTCGAAGGCGACGCAGAGGTTGTCATCATGCCTGGCGCTATCACCGGCTCCATCACCCCGTCCATCAATGACGCGACTGACAGTGCTGGCACCGGCACCGCAGCGATCTCGGTTAACGAAGGGGCATTCACGGCGCTCGTTGCCAACACGCCGCGCAAGTATACCTTCCGGGCGGGAGCGACCCGCGGGTTCATTGGGTTCATCGGAACGATCGTTACGGGTCCGGCGCTAGTCGGTGTGGCGATTCAGGGCCGACCGAAGAACTTCTGATGATGCAGTCCGACGCTGACCGTCTGGTCATGATTAAGGAGTCAGACGGTCAGCTCGTGCGTGTCCCGAACGGAGAGTTTTGGGCGATCTTCGACAAGCAGACAGCGGACGTGTTCGCCGACCCGGCCGTGGAGTCTCGGCAGCCGGAATTGTCATCTTGCAGAACGTCGGACGTCGAGCGCCTGGTGCTCACGAAGGACGATGCAGTTGAACTTGGCAGGGAAACCTATCGCGTGAAGAAGATCGAGGACGACGGCACCGGCATGTCCCGCGTGCTGCTGAAGAAATGACCCACCGCGCCGAACAAGTCCTCGACGCCATCGTCACCCGGCTGCAGGCCTCGATGACTCTCGGCATCAACTCTCAGAACGTATTCGCCCATCGCACGCTATCCCTTGCGGAAAATCAGGACGAGTTGCCGGCGATCACGGTGAACAGCGGGAACGATTCGCCTGCCCATGACTATGACGAGATGGCCGGCGAGATAGGCAGCACGCTGGAAATATTTACCGTCGTTCTCCTGGTCGGCGACGATGAGCCGGCCGTGAAACGGGCCTTGTATGCCGCACGCACGGAAGTGCACAAGGCGATCGACCTTAACGAAACACTCGATCTCAGCTTCGTTCTCAAGGTCGAGTACGGCGGTGCCGAGGGGCCCGAGATCGATTCCGCAGGCGAACGTGCGGTCGGCTCCCAGCAATCGAGTTGGCTAGTCACCTATCACATGAATCCATCCGATCCGAGTTGATCGGATCATTCGGCCAATTCCCAGCCCCGCCTTGAGCGGGGTTTTTCATTTTTAGAGGTAACCGAGATGTCAGGTACAAAGACCCAGGGCACAATCTTCCAGGTAGCGACCGCGGCCGGGTCTGCAAAGGTAATCACCGCGATCACGGCAGCCAATCCGCCAGTCGTCACGTCCGCGACGCATACTCTGGCAAACGGCACCATTGTCGTCCTTGCCGGAATTGTCGGCATGACGGAACTGAACGGTCGCTCGTTCGTGATCCGCAATCAGACGACCAACACCTTCGAGCTCGGTGGCATTGATGCCACCGGTTACACCGCGTATGCGTCCGGCGGTACAGCCACGCCGCAGACCATGACAGATGTCGGCAAGGTCACGGACTCCGACCTCTTTGATGGAACCGCCGACGACATCGACGGAACGCACATGCGCTCGACCGCAAAGGAGAAACAACAAGGTCTGCCAGATCCCGGCGGCGGCTCGTTCACGCTCCTGTGCGACAACACCGACACCGGCCAAGCGAAGATGCGTTCGCTTAAGGCCGCGCAGCTCGCGGGGACGTTCGGCGTCACGCTCACCGACGGCAAAGTCTCCACCTTCAAGGGCTTCGTCAAGCAGTTCTCTGCAAACCTCCAGGGAAACAACATCGTCCGTTGCAGCTCGGCGATGAGCTTCGAGTACGAGCCATCATGGTTCGCCTGATCACCCGCGAGGAAATTCTCGCAACCGAGTTGATCCGCGAGCGCGTGTCGGTTCCAGAGTGGGGCGGGGACGTCTTCGTGAAAGAGATGTCCGGCGTGGAGACGGACGAGTGGGAACTGGCCGTTGTGAACGACCGCATGAATGCACGTGCAATCACTGTCATTCACTGCATTGTCGCCGAAGACGGCAACCGTATCTTCAAGGATGACGACGCCGCCGCTCTCGGCCAGAAGTCTGGCAGGGCAATGTCGCGCATCACGGATGTGTGGCGCCGCTTGAACAAGGCCGCTGAGGCGGACATGGAGACCGCCAAGGGAAACTCCGAGCCCGACCGTTCCGGCGATTCTGCTTCTCCCTAGCGGAGCGGTTGGGCAAATCACTTTCCGAAGTCCAATCCTGGCCGACCCCGGTCCTTGTGGATTGGCAGGCGTACTTCGCATTGCAGATCGAAGATCGCACCGAACCCCATATCGATGATGCCGCCGTGGAAGAAAAACTGAAGCGAGTGCTGAAGCCAAGAACCAATGAGTGACCCTACCGCGCGATACAAGATCCGAGCTGAGGATGATTCCGAAGCGGGCTGGCGCTCTGCATTAAGAACGGCCGACAAGAATAGCAAGCGCTTAAAATCGTTCATGGCGTCCTCCTTTGCCGGGTTCGTCAGCGTGAACGCGTTCCAAAGCATCGTGGGCGATGCAATCAAGTTCGGCGATGAGATCGGCAAGGCCGCGGTGAAGGCTGGCACCGGAGCCGGTACATTCTCGGAACTGGCGGCTGCGCTTAAGCAGATTGGTGATGTCGAGATGCCGAGCGTGTCGACTGCATTGAAATTCATGCAAGTGAACATCTCGAAGGCGCGCGAAGACAACAAGAAGTATGGCGATACGTTTCGTGCACTTGGCATTGACCTCACTGCCCTATTCGCACTGTCCCCAGATCGACAGTTCGAGGAACTGGCTGATGCAATCTCAAAACTGCGCGACCCGGCGGATCGAGCGCGCGCCGCTACTGAGTTGTTTGGTAAGGCCGGTGCAGATCTGCTGCCCGCATTCGAGGATGGCGCGCGCGGAATCCGCAAGGCGCGCGAAGAAGCGGCGAGGTTCGGACACACATTGTCGGATGAGGCGGTGAAATCTCTTCAAGAGGGAGACGCGGCAATTAAGAGGCTCGCGGCAAGCTGGGGGGCGTTCGGGCGTTCACTTGCTGTCAGCACGGTTGAACTAGGGCAAGTTCTCGACCTGATCAATAAGGATCAGATTGGCGAGTGGCAGGACCAGCTTGCGAGCGTCAGACGCGATATGCGCGAAGCCACTATGCCCGCGGATGGAGGCGTCTTCGATCCGAAGCTGTACGCGCAACTGGCAATGGAGGCTCAGAAATTCGAGCGCCTGATTGCGAATGCGCAGCAGACATACGCGCGCGGCGGCGGCAGTCGGCGCGGATCAGACAACGCGGCGCCCGGCTACGGTGCATCGCCCGTTGATCTCTCAGCGACCGACCGACGTCTCAATGTGATGAGCGAGTTCGCGGCAAACATCAAGTATTTTGAAGAAATCGACGCACGCCTGCAGGAGGATATCGCCACTGCGATCAAGTCTCGGCAGGATCTGATGACTGCCGTTGATCAGGGCATCAATGAAGGCATTGGCGACACCCTGCGTGACACCGATCGTTCTCTCCAGGAACTCAGCGATCGCCTCGTTGAAACGAAAAGCGAGTGGTCGACCTTCGCCGATGAAGCCGCCCGCAACATGCAGGGCGCATTCGCGGATTTTCTCTTCGATCCGTTCGAGGGCGGGATCAAGGGAATGGCGAGGGGATTCGCTGATGTGATTCGCCGCATGCTGGCCGAAGCCGCCGCAGCAAAGATCTTTGAGACATTGTTCGGCAAGAAGGGCGGATCTGGCGGCGGCGGCGCAGGCGACCTATTCGGTACGTTCCTCGGCGCGATGTTCGGAAGTTTTGGTGGGGGTAAGGCGGCAGGCGGCCCACTCCAGTCCGGCAAGTGGTACGTCGCCGGCGAGAAGGGGCCGGAGCCAATTTGGGGCGGCGGAGCCGGCGCGTTCGCGGCAGGCTATCCATCGGGCGGAGGTGGCGGCGAGATGAGCTTCAGCGTCGTGATCAACAACGACAACCGCGGCGCGTCTGTGGACTTGATGCGCCGTCTTCCGGAGCACGACAGGAGGCTCGCGGAACAAATCGAAACCACCATCGTCCAGAAGCTCAAGCGCAGGCAGTACAACCTTGGGTGACGCGTAGTGTCGGACATACTCATGCCGCCGTGGCTAAAGCAGGCGCGCACGCGGGTCCGGTATGCGGATAACACCGGGGTCTCACGTAGCCAGTACAACGGGGACACAAGGACTGCGTCGTTCGGCGGCGACCGGCTGGCCGCATCAATCGAGTTCACCACTCAGGGCGGCAAGACGACGCGGATGGAGCGCGCCGCGCTGATCGCATTTCTCGCGCGACTTCGCGGACGACAAAATCGTGCGTATCTGTTCGATAGCGCGAATCGAATCCGCGGGTCGTTCCCCGCCACCGAGCTGCTCAGTAACAACACGTTCTCCGACAGCACCACTGGATGGAGTGTTGACGCCTCGGTGCTGACGGTCGCCGATCGAGCTCTGCGCGCGACAGCGAACGGGGCAAGCAACGTTTTCGGGTTTACCAGATCGTCCGTTGCCGTTACTCAATATTCGCCATACGTTATGAGGGTCATGTTTGGCGATGGTCGTCTCATGGCGACCTCTTTGAGCGCATACATCCATGACTCAATTGCTGAACGGGATTCCACCGCGCTGACATCACTTGGCGGGCTTGCATCAATCGCACTCGTGTCACCAACCGCGACGTTGACCAGCGTAGGCGCTTTTAACAGCGGCAGCGGTGAGACGGCCAGTAGCTTTTTCAACGTGCCATACGCGTCGCTTTCCCGTTGCGCGCTAGTCGATAACGGCGGCAATGCGTTTCTGCAGTCCGACACGCTCGCAACAACTTGGGCGACCACGAAGGTATCGGTTAGTTCGAACGGAACGACATCGCCAGATCAGGCGCTCACTGCCGATGTTCTGGTTGAAGACAATACTGCCGGCACGCACTTCATCGGGCAAACGGCCACGAAAGTTGCTGTTGCGGAAGACTGGTGTGGCTATGGCTTCTTTAAGCGCAATGGTGGTCGGAACGTGTGCTTGTTCGTCGGCCACGGCGGTTCTAACGTTGCCTCGTGTATTTTTGATCTGACGAATGGAACTGCCGGCACCGTAACGAACGGCGGTACGATCACCAGGGGGCGCGCCTTCATTTGCGCGGCTGGGAATGGCTGGTACTTCTGTGCCCTGGTGGCGCAGTTGACCAGTAGCACGACGGCGTCAGTGGAGGTCGCCATGGTAAATGGTGCCGGCGCTGTGTCGTATACGGGTGACGGAACCAGTCTCCTGAGCGCGTGGCGCGTAGGCGGCGCTCGGTCTGGAGTTCCGACGCGCGGCGCCCAGACGACGGGCACCGCGCTGGCGTCTGGATCGTCGCAAAGCGGGTCAGGGCTCTGCATCAAAGGCCTGCCGGCGAGCACGAATCAACTACTGTTGCCGGCCGATCAGTTCGAGGTCATCACGTCCCGAGGCAGTGAACTTAAGATCGTCACGACCGCCCTGAACTCCGACGCCGCAGGCCTCGGATATCTGCAATTCGAGCCACCGTTGCGCGGCGCGGCCGCGGACAACGCGCCGGTCATCGTTCACGAGCCGATGGGCCGATTCATTTTTGCCGGCGAGGCGCCAGAGTGGTCGAACGAGCCCGGTGTGTTCACAACAGCATCGGCTGACTTCGAAGAAGCCTGATGCTCGAAGTAGTGGTGTTCTACAACGGGCCGCGCACTCAATGGTCTGGCAAGGTCGTGGATGACGACGTCATTGCGAGAATACCAGCGCCCTTCATGTGGATTGCGAGAATGCAGGCGCGCGGACTGTGCAAATCGCTCAATCAAGAACGCTGCGGCTATCTGATTCTTCGTGGTGAAGCTGTTCTCGAAGAGCGGATACCGTCATGACATGGTTTGCATCGTCAACGAATGAATCGGAGGCCGCGAAGAATCACTGCTTGATGTTCCTTGCGGTCGACTTCGACTTCCCGTCCGGACATGCTCGCTTCTGGAGTGGCGTCGGCGATCTTTCGATCCTGGGGAATACATTCACCGGATCCGGTGAGCTTGGTCGCATCTCTGTGGCGCCGGAACGCAATGGACTTGATGCGCCTCGCAAGACCTATCGACTATCAGGCGTGGATCCTACTGTGGTGCCGGAGGCAGAAATAGACGGCTGCTTCGGCCGCTCGGTCGTTGAGTACTTTGGATTCCTGAACGTTGATTCGCGATCGCTTATCGCAGATCCGGAGATCAATTGGGAGGGGCGCATGGACAACGTGCGTCGCGTCGATGGCGCCGAGCCTACGATAGAAGTAAACGTCGAGCATCGGATGATCCTGCTAGATCTTCCAGACGGCTGGCGGTACACGCACGAACACCAGCAGCAATTCTATTCCGGAGATCTCGGTTTCAATCTCGTGAAGGAAATCCAACTGAAAGAAATCATCTGGGGAAGTCAGCGCGCAGTCATCGGACGAACCAACAACATGGGCAGATACAGTCAGCCGGTCTACGGTGATTGATGCGCGTATCGAACTGGCCCATCGTCCTTGCCCAGGAGATCAGCGAGGCACAGGGGAGGGCGTTTGCCTGGGCGGAATGGGATTGCTGCCAATTCGGAGCTAGGGTCGTGGCTGCGCTCAGAGGGAGCGACCCGAGAAGCATCTTCCCCGCGTACACCTCGGAACGTGAGGCGATACGCGTCATCGCGCAGTACGGTGGTATCGAGGGATTGATCAGTGCGGCACTGGGTAATCAGAAGCCAGCCGGGCATGCGATGCGCGGTGACATCGTACTCTGTGATTTTGGTCGCGGGCTTCAGCCGGCCGTGTGTATTGGGGCGTGGTGCGTCGCGCCGGGCGCGCTTGGATTGGAGAAGCGATCGATGAACGATGCAGTCGCTGCGTGGACGGTTTAGATGCCGCAGGCAGTTCCCGCACTGGTCGCTTTCTTCGCGTCGACGACGTGGTACGTCGTGCTCGCGCGCATCATCCTGATCAATGTCGCATTGGGCGCGCTATCCAAGTCTCTCATCAAGAGGCCGAAGTACTCAGCGCCGCCGATCAATGTCACCGTAAAGAACACCATCGAGAATCGACGTTTCGTGTTTGGCCGCCGCCGCGCTGGCGGCACGTTCGTGTTTTACGGGGTGACCAGCACAGGTGGCTCAACACGCGATTTGCTTTGGTACGTGGTCGTCTATTCGGGCCATCAAGTAAGCGCCCTCACGGATATATGGCTCGACACAGAGCGAATTCCAGACGCGGATATCAATCCGACGACTGGCGCGGTCAGTACTTCGAAATTCGCCGGGAAACTGAACATCTGGCGCTACAGCGGCACCAGTGCGCAGACAGTGCAATCGGATCTCGACACTGCGTTCACTGAATGGACCAGCAATCATCGATTGCGCGGTTGCGCTTATATAGTCGTCAAGCTTCAGCGCTCGGATTCGGCGTTCCCGAACGGCGCCCCCCAAAGCGTCACTGCATTGATCGATGGCGCTCCGCTATACGATCCGCGTCTCGATTCAACCAACGGGGGCTCAGGCAGTCACCGCGCCACGAATCCATCGACGTGGACCTACTCTGCCAATCCGGCGCTCGCGGTCAGGTGGTATCTGACGGGCGGCTCCGTGCACAACGATCTGTCGACGCGATTGATCATGTATGGGCTCAGGGAAGCCGAGAGTCGGATCAACGATACATTTTTCCGCGCCGCAGCGGCGATCTGTGACGAAAGCATCGCTGGCGCAAACGCGCCGCCTTCCGGTGCGCAAGTGCGCTACGCCTGTAATCTGGAAGCTTCCACAGGAGAAGACCGCCGGACCATCCTGGAGTCGATTCTGGCGAGCATGGCCGGCACGCTAACCTACGTACACGGTCAATGGCGTTGCCACGCCGGCGCCTACGATTCGCCGTTGCATTCCTTCACTCAAGACGACCTATACGGTGACCTTGAAACCGAGGACACCTCGTCGCACGGCGAACGCTACAACCAGGTCGCCCCTGTTTTTATTGACGACACTGCCCAGTATCAGGAGACCACGGGTTCGTTTCGCACCGATTCGGCCTACGAGACCCAGGATGGCGGCGAGGCGATCCCGAAGGAAAGCGATCTGCGTGCAGTGACTAACCAGTACCAGGCGCAACGGTTGTGCGAGATCGAACTGCGAAAGTCGCGGATGATGCGCACAATCAAGATGCGTGGTTCGCTCAACCTTTTGAAGGTCGCGCCGAACGAAACGTTCACGCTATCGCACACCCGATACGGATGGACGAGTCGCGTGTTTCGTTGCGTCGAGCGGGAGTTCGAGTTCGCCGAGGAAGCCGGGCGGGTGATGATCACCGCGCGCAGGGACGACGCCGGCGTCTACGCGGACATGCTCACAGCGGACTACACAACGGGGACGAGTGCGACGGATGTTTTCGACATTGATGGTCCTGACGCGCCCACCGGGCTGACAGTCGATACGTTCGTCTCTGTGCTGCGCGCGACTGTCGTGCTTCCGGCGTTCTTCCCGCGTGGTGCCGTTGTGGAACTGTGGGAGCACACGGCTTCGACGCCATTCAGCAGCGCGACAAAAATAGCGGAGTCGCGCTCGAACGTTATCTTGGCTCCAAAGCACGATCAGACCACGCGCTACTACTGGGCTCGCATTCGCACGGTCGCTGGCAATGTAAGCACTACATTTCCGGCAACGACAGGCACAGCCGGCGCCGCCAGCTTCGCAACCGATACTGCAGTGACGACATTGCCGGCCGATGGCAATCAGGCATATTCAGCCACGACGCAGCCGGCCGTTGAGGTCACCGGATTGACTGGGCTCGCTTCCTACGCATCACCCGCCGCTGTCGCCACGCAAGTCGATGTTGCATGGAGTGGCCAAGCCCGGATAAGCAATACCACCAGCGGCGCCGCAGTCGGCGAGGCAGTTATTGGAATCACTGTATTCGTCAACAGCGTTGAAATATTCAATCGTAATTTCATTCTTGAGCCGTACACGGCGGCGGGTGACTGGGGGGCATTCAGCGGCGCGCATTCGTTCAATGTTCCGGCAGGTCAGACGCTTGATGCATACATCCTGACGTACCGAAACTTTACGACGAGCGGTGCATCGCCCGCGCAAACGATGTATTGGCGGTCAGCAATCTTGAACCTTGTGCCGGCAAAACGATGAACACGGAGATCTACACCGTGTTCGATTTATCATCAGGATTGCTGCGCGGTCATTCGAAGTGCGCGCCGGATCGCATCAATAGCCAATTGCAGCGGGGGCAGGGCGCCTGCCTTGGCGAATTGGATCTGTACGCACAACGTGTGGATGTCGAGGTGTGGCAGCAGATCGATGGCCTCGTTACACAGCGCAGACAGATATCCGGAGATGAGAAGGCGGCAGAGATTTCTGACATTGATGCGCACGTAGATCGCCTGCGCGCGCAACTTATCGTGGACTACCAGCCGCCTGCACCGGATGACGATCATGATTGGAGCGCCGATACCAAGCGCTGGATAAAGCGACCGGAGATACAGCAGAGAGAGAATGCGCGCCGGCAAACGTTGACACGCCTCGACGAAATTGAACGCAAGCAACATCGCCGCGTTCGCGAACTACTGGCTGCCTCCGACCCACAGATGATGGCGCTGGAAGAGCAAGCGGTTTCGTTGCGGGCGGAACTGAATGCGCCGGCGTCAAGCGATCCAACGACTGGAAAAAGCAATCCGTCCGCACCAACTCTACAGAAGACCGGAGATTGAACCGCATGCCTGAAAGCGATGACTACGCCACCGAGCTTCGAGGCGACCGCCGCACCATGATAAAACGCCGCGACCCGTGGGCCATTGCCGTTGCCGTACTCAGCATCCTCACGCAGTTCGGTATCTACATCTGGTGGGGCGGCCGACTGGATCAACGGGTCGAGGCGCACGATCAGCGATTGGCGGCGGTCGAAGCGCGGGCACAGCAGCGCGAGGACGCAAAGGCGATCATCGATGGCATGCAGACCACGCAAATCGCTGTCATCACCGCGCAACTCGAAAGCATCAAATCCTCGGTAGACCGGATCGATCGCAAGATCCCGGAGCGTGCGCGATGAGCGATTCGCAGGACACGACCGACTCGCACGAGAGCAGTAGCTTCAGTCCTCGGGCAACAGGCGGCTCGGTGACGATCAGCAGCGGCATGGTCGTCAGCGTCGTGCTCGCGGTTGCCTCATTGGTCGCCATTGCGGTTGCATTCCAGGCGGACCAACGTTCGGAGCGTGCAATGGACCAAGCGCGGCTGATCGAGCGCGAGACACGCATCATGCAGGACGATTTGAAGTTTGTGCGCGCGTACCTGAGCGCACGCGGTATCGCCGTTCCGGCCAATCATGAAGAAGCAGAGGAGAAATAGACATGCACCGCATCATCATTGCCAGCGCCGTCAAGGCCGCACTCCAGGATACCGACGTGCGCGCCGAACTCACCGCGAATCAGCTCGCGAAGGTCGACCAGATCTGTGCGAATGACGATCCGTGCGATGAGGACTTCCGGTATCTCACGCGGCGGCTGAATAAGGCGTATTGCATCGAGGATTAGATGGGCGTCGAGTGGATCATCGGTATTGCCGCAGGGATCGTCTGCGCCTTGGTCGGTGTTATCTACTGGTCAGGCCAGAGTCGCGACGACAAGCAGGACGCGAGATTCGAGCGCGATGAAAAAGCGTTTAACGACCACAGCAGAGAAGACGCGTCGATGCACGAACGTATCGTGCGCGTCGAGACGAAGGTCGAAACGCTGGAAGGCGAGATGAGCAAGGTGCGGGACATGCGTCACGACATATTGGACAAGGTTACGAGAGCTTTGGGCGAGTGGTACGTCAACATTCTGGAGCGACTGAAGAAATGACAGAAACCCTACGCCAGAAGCAATCCCGCTTCGCCCTGGGCGTCGCGTTGCTTATCCAGCACGCCGATAGCCTCGGCTACGAAGTCACCCTTGGCGAGGCATGGAGAACGCCGGAGCAGGCCAAATGGAATGCAGCGCAGGGAACTGGAACGGTCAGCAGCCTGCACATCGAACGGCTCGCGATCGACATCAATCTGTATCGCAACGGCGAATGGCTGCAGAAGTCCGAAGACCACAAGCCGCTCGGCGAATGGTGGGAATCGCTCGGAACTGACTACCGATGGGGAGGGCGGTTCAGGCGACCAGACGGAAATCACTACTCAATTTCTTCCGATGGAGTCCGCGCATGAACGACCAGCAACCCGTCCTTCCACCGGCCCCTTGGTACTCAAGCGAGGTGCAGGTACGCGCCGTCATCGCCCTCGGTGCGCAATTGATCTCGATCCTGTTTCGCGCACTGGGCCGTTACACCGACTTCGACATCACGACCGAGATGGTCGACGCGCTGGTGGCGGATCTCACTCAAGCCACGGCCATCATCTTCGGCGCGCTCGCCGTCATGAAGCGCGGTAATTCGGCGGTTGCGCCGCTGACCCTGACGGCTGGCGCCGCCGCGGTGCGCACCGTGCAAAACCCGCCATTGCTCGATGCCGATCCGACAAAGATTCCCCTGCCACCGAAGGAAACTTGATCATGAAATTGAAGCTCTCGATCGTCCCGTTACTGATCTTGCTTGCTGCGTGCGCCTCGCTCGGCGTGCCCACCGCGCAAACCTTCAATGAGCGCCTCGCCGCCGGCTATGTCTCGGCAACCAGCGTGCGCACCTCTGCGACAACGCTACTGAATGGCGGCGTCATCGGATCGAAAGATGCTGAAAACGTCCAGAAGCAGTGTGATAATTTGCGTGTCGCTCTTGATGTTGCACGGACAATAGAGCCGACCGACAAGCCGCGAGCGACAGAAAAACTGCTGGCTACGTTGGCGGCATTGACTGCATTGCAAGAGTATTTAGAGGCAACCCAAAAATGAGACTCTGTTCCGTGGAGGGCTGCAACAAGCCATTCCATGCGAAGTTGTTGTGCAAGAGTCACCACGGAATCATGAGGAAGCGTGGTACGCCAACTCCACCGCCACGTCGAAAGCAAAATGGCTCCGGATGCCTGACCTCCGATGGGTATGTGAAATTTCAGCGTGACAATAAGAGAATCTACGAGCATGTGGAGGTCGCCCAGCGGGCCTTGGGCAGGCAACTTCCGCGTGGAGCGGTAGTTCATCACTGGAATGAAAACAAATCAGACAACAGGCCAGAAAATCTTCTGATTTGCCCGAATAGTTCATATCACAAACTCATCCATCAAAGAACTGATGCGTATGAGGCATGCGGCCATGCTGGCTGGCTGAAGTGTAAATATTGTGGTCAATATGAATCGAGAGGCGGCCTATACATATGGCCGAACACCAACGTCGGCGCACACAGAACGTGCATCAATGAATACAAACGGCATCAACGCCAACAGGAGGCTTGACCTATGGATCCGATAACCGCTCTCACACTGCTGACTCAGTTGCTCGGACAGGTGACCGCGCTCGGTAACCTGATCCGCACCGCCCAGGCGGAAGGTCGCGATATCACGCCGGCCGAGTTGGATACGCTTGCCGCCGGTGATGATGCGGCCAGATCGGCGCTCGAGGCCGCGATTGCCAGAGCGCGCGCCGACGGTCGATGAACACCGACTCCTGCGACATGATCCGGGTAGCCGACGACGATGCGGTTCACGACGGCCCGCCTGGTTCGTTCTGCATTGAGACGTTGGCGAACGGCCAGCGGATCATGTGGCATAAGCTGCCGGATGGCAACGGCGGCTTGCTGCGCCTCCGGCCCGTCGTCAGCGGCGAGGCGCCTATATCTCGCCGTCAACTCTTGCTGCCACTTTCGGCGGCCAGCAGGCTGTTTTTCCCACCAATCCGGCAGTCAATCGATTATCAGCCGGTCGCCCCGACGCTACTGGCCACGCGTCTTCGTCCATCTACCTGTCTCGCGAGAACGTCGTCGCGAGCAGCAGCAGCACGAACAGTCCGAGCCCAGCCAGCGCGCCCATACCAGCAATCGACAATCCTGCCACCCGTCGTATCTGGCGCCTCATTTCGCCACCCCTTCAACGATCCAGTGGTGGCCGATGCGCCTGCTCGTCACGTCCGTGAAGCCGGCGCGCTCCAACTCTTTGAACATGCGTGATCGCGTCTGGATCGTCTCGAACCGTGCGTTCCACGGCCGCGGCAGACACATGCCCGTTGTGTTGAACAGCGCGCTGGCCGGAAAAATGTAGGCGTGGTCGACGATGCGCTTCCATGCCCGGGCGTTGAGCGCCGCGCGGAACCACTCCATCTGCAGCCGCAGGTCGTGCATGGACAGGAATAGCCGGCCGCGCCGCCGCAACACGCGGCGGAATTCGCCCAGTGCGGTCGGGATGTGGGTGTATGGCAGGGCCACCCGCGATAGGCCGACGTCGAACGACGCGTCCGGAAAGGGGATGGCCTCAGCCGGAGCGACGACTAGCTCCAAGTGCGGATAGAGTTGTTTGCCGCGGGCAATGGCGGCCGCATCGACGTCGATGCCGGTCAGTCGGGTGGCGCCAGCGAAGCTCGGATGAAGGAACGCGGCGCCGTCATTGCAGCCGACGTCCAAGACATCGAGGCCGGCGAGCGGGTAATCAGGCAGTGCGTGGCGATATTCGGTCGCCGCATTTCGCGCAGAACCTTGGGCAGAGAGTCTCTCCGATATACAGTTGGAACTAATTGATTCTATTCGGCTGTATGTGCCTATATTCGTATCCATTCTTGAGCCTCAGAAAGTAATTAACCTCCTGATTTCTCGAAGAAATATGCGCATCTTGTTCGTTTGCATGGGAAACAAACGTCAGTATGCTATTTCCCCGTGAAATGCAGGGCTTCTCCGGAATCTCTCCGATTCCTCTCCGAAATACAGTACCTATTTTCGAACGCTAACGCGAATCCATTCGCCTCTTGGATCGTGATAAGTGGCCGTCGACTTGGCATCCTTATGTCCGAGCAGCTCCTGTGTGTTCACGCCGCCTTGGGCTGCATACAAACGCTCCGACAAAGACCGGATCTCGTGGAACGTCGGCGGGTCGCGGCCCTGCCAGTCCATGTCCAAACCAGCCACACCGCGGCTGAAGTGGCGGGTGAGGGTGTCGATCCATATCTGCGCCCCGACTGGACTGTTGCCCCACGGCTTCGTCTGGTGAATGAGGTAGGGGCTGACGACACCGGTGGTGCGGCACTGGCTCACCACTTCGCCCAAGCTCATCCCGAACGCCTCCAGGCGCAGCGACAGCGGGATAATCAGGCGACTGCCGGTCTTGCCTTGGTCAACCCACCAGGCGCCCTCGCGGATGTCGCGCTTGAACTGGGCCTCGCAGATGTCTTCACGACGCTGCGCGCCCACCAGCGCCAGGGCGTAGGCGTTCTTCGCCCATGGCGTCTTCTCGGCGGCGTAGACCTGTGCGAAGACCTCCAGGGTGAGCCGCGCCCGGTTCACCTCGACGGTGACGCCGTCAGTCACCTCGACCGGGTTGATCCTGTCGGTCCGCCAGCCCTCGGCGATCGCGCACCGGAAGCAGTCGCTCAGAAATGAGCGCAGCGCTTGCGCGGTGCGTTGCATGTCGATTTCCTTGAGCGCCTTCAAGGCCGTGGAGATGTGCAGGGTCTGCACGTCATCAACGAGAGTGTCCGGCGGGACGAGCGCGCGACAACGCTTCAGGATGCTGCGGTAGGTGCGTCGGGTGTTTTGCGCCAGCGGCCGGGCGGCGAGGATCTTCTCGTACTCATCCAGCCATCGATCCCACGTGTGGTCGTCGGTGCCGACGATGCGGTCCAGCAACGTACTGCGGCCGGCCAGGGAGGCGTTGGCCTGCTTGGCTTCCTTGATGGCCTGCTGACGATCGCGGCCGAGGCCGTATTCCCGGCCGGTCTTTGGATGGGTCCAGGAGTAGTAGCCGGCGCGGTTCCGAGTGTAGTCGGGCAGGGGCTGATTGATCGGCTTACGCCGCCTTGGTGCCACGGATTACCTCAGCCAATCGTTTAGGAGCAGTGTTCCGGCCAACATAGCGGGCGTTGGGGTCTACGCGCCAATCCCGTCCGACCTTCTCCGGTTCTGGATATATGCAGCAGTCGCGCGCCCAGCGCCAGAGGGTTCGGTTGGATGGCGGCGGATCGAAGTTCGCCTCGGCCCATGCCTTCAGGGTGATTTGCTTCTGTCGATTGCTCATGATGGCGTGCTCGGGGAAAGACACTGGAATGCGGGGGAGGCTGGAATCGACTCAGGCTGGTGGGCATGCGAGATCACCAGCACCGTGCCCGGCGTCAACGTCCGCGCCAGTTGCTGCTGCTCGATCCCAATGCGCAGCACGAGCGACACCTCGCCGCGCTTCAGGATGCTGACGCGGCTGAGGATGGCGCGCAGGGGCGTGGTTGCCGGGCCTGGATCACCTGCCGGTTCGCCGCCCTCCTGCCGATCTGCGTCGCTGCTGTGATCCGGTCCAGTCGGGCAACGCCACGGCGGGCAGCCCTTCCGGCAAGCCTCGTAAGTGGTGCCGTGCCGGCAGATTTCCGGCGGGCCCGGCGGCGGCGATGGCTTCGCGCCCACCGGTGGCGGTGGATTGCTGCCGACCGGTAGCGACGAGCGCCGGCCCCATCGCCACCAGCTCACGGCGCCACCTCGAGCACGACACCCTCCCGCGACGCCCGATCCTGCACCTCAACCCGCCTGATCCTCGGCATCTCCGCAATCAACTCCGCCAACTCTCCACGCTTCAACGTCGACCAGCACTGCCGAACGATCTGCCACACGTCGTCGTTGTCGTACTCGTTGCGCAGTTCGGGCTCTTCGCGCCAGATGCGCACGGTGTACTTGTCGACCAGCATGTTGGCTGTCGACTCGATGAGACGCTTACGTGCGGGTGAGGGCTGGGTCATTGAGGCGGCTCGGACACGGTCGGAGGTAGTCTGTATTCCTTGTCGGCAATGCCACGCTCAGGATTGCCCACCAATGATTGTCTGACCCATGTCATCTTGCCAGTTGGCAACCTCCGAACGTGGCCGCGTCTTACATGCAAGCGGGGGCTGCCGTGGTGTCCGCCATTGGTAATCTTTTTCGCATCAGCCGGACCATCCAGGCTGCAATCCAAAGTCCAATACGTGTCGAATGGCGGATTGCCGCGGCGTTCTGCAGCTTTCCGCTGCTGTTCACTCGGCTCTGCAAGCTTCACTGGCTTTACGTTTCCGCAACTAGCTGCCAGCAAGAACTGCGCTGCAACCTTTAATTCGTGGAGATAATTCTTCCCGTCCAGCATATCCGCTGGAGCAAAAGGGGACAGTACTATTGGCTCTAAGCAAACTCTGTTCTTGAATTCGCCATCGCCCCAGTACGTATCGATGGTAGATGAGCGCGGAACCTTGAGAATGAGAACGACTGGTACCCAAGTGCCGCTAAAACGCGCTGTCGATGACACCTCGAAGTGCTCTTCAAATTCCCGGATCATGCAAACAACATCGACCTCCCCGAAGTCTCCCTCGCTTTTCGTCCATTCAAGCACGCAGCTTTGAAATGGAAGATGCGTATCTGCCAAAGAAATAGACGCCTCCTTGTCGGCTTCAAACAGGTATCCGCCATATGGCAACAGAAAGGACACTCCTGTGCCAACGACTTTGATCGAATGGGCAAAGACCGCATCAAAGCGCGGACTCGGACGCGTAGTCGAGAAATACTCAATAGCCTGCCTTCGCAAGTTCACCGGGATTCTCCCGCGCCGACACGCACCGACGCTTCACAGCCAGGACATTTGCCACGCTTCTGTAACATCAAGCTATGAGTCGTCGCGCCGAGCGGGCAGCGGCTACTTCCTTTTGTGTTCTCCAAACGCCGAGTTGCCTCATTCGTGATGCGCCGCGCTTCCCATGCAAGTGTCAGAGCTACGCCGCTCCCTAGGCCGACGGCCCAGATAAAGAAAAAATAGAACGTGTCACTCATGAGTCGATTCCCCCTTCACCGCCACACACCGGCCCGCATGTCCACCGCTCTTCGTGACGTGCATCCCGTGTGCGTCGACGAGCAGTCCGCCCTCGCACAGCATGCACACCGGATGGCCCACTTCGGCGAACAATTCCATGCATTCGTCGCACACGGGTTTATGCATCGATGTCGGGGAGGCGCAACCGGCGCAGACGAGGGTGGGGGAGTTCATCAAAGCAATCCCTCACTTCGCAAACACTCCAGCGCTTCATCCAGCGCCGCATCGATGTCGTAGTGCCGCACCTCGTAGAAACCGATCGGCGTTGTGGGATAGAAGTGAATCGTCACAATGGTGTTCGTGTCGATCATCCGCTGGCGAACTTCGTCCTCGATCTCGGGTGGGCAATCGTGCTCGGCCGCATCGGCAAGTGCCTGTTTGGCGGTATCGTAGACATTGCGATGGTTGTTGACCTCGATGCTCACGCCGGCCTTGCAGGTCGCTAGCAGGAGTTTCAGTTTGTCAGTTGTGGTCATGGCTTCAACTCGACTACCTTCTGCGCGGATGGTTGCGGAAGAATCTTCGCTGACCGAGCGGCGTCAATGACACGCTGGCCGTTCGGCAAGACCATATGCGGCATGAACGCTTCGTGGAAGGTGATGACGCCGCACTCCACGGCCGTGGTCTGTCCCTTCACCCAATCGCGCAGTACGGAGCAGACGGCAGTCTTGGCTTGCTTCAATGCCTTTTCGCGGTCGCGCCATCCCGCCTTCACCAGCAACTGGACGTAGCCGGTCCAACTGGCCTCAAGCTGGACCTGCTGCTCACGCCATTTGAACATCACGATCATGCAGCCGCGGTCGTTGTCAGTCATCGTGCCAAACGATGAACAACCGAAGGCCGCAAGCGTCTTCTGCATTTCTGCGATAGCCGCCTGCCCAGCAACGGCGCGCTCGTACGGGATGCTTGTGGGCTTGCTCATGGTGTTGGCGCCGGCAATGCAAAGAACATAAGTTTATCGTTCGTGTCGATGGTGACAACGACGGCGTGCCCAAGCAGTCGCGCGACTCGTATCGCCGCAGCGGACTCTTTGTCGACAGCGAATGTGTGAAAGTTTGTGCCACCCGGATAGCTAGCCGACCAACGGTCGAAACGCTGCTCCTCGCGTTGCTCAAGTGCCGCGACCTGCTTCTGTAGGCGGCGGGCTTCACGCTGGCTGATTTTCATTCTTGTCCTCGTTGTGCAATCGGCTCGGCAGTGCATTCTGCGGCAAGCACGCGCTCAGTCAGGCCAATACCTTTCATCGCAAAGCGCACCTTCTCCGCAACTGGATTTACGCAGTGAGATGCGGATATTTCCTCGCCAAGAATCGCCCATACGCGGTCGAGTTCCGCAAGCAGCATTGATAGCGCGACCTCGGCGAAGGCGAACGAGTTGGGCTCGGCATTGTGGTCCGGATGGTTGACGGCTTCCGCGTTTGGCTCGCTCATTCTCTTTCTCTTTCTCGTTGCTGAAACAGTTCGCCAAACAAATCCGCCACCGCCTTCCCCTCGCGCCGCGTCGCGTAGGCGGTCTGCGCGTGGTGCGGCTGGTCGTAGACAAGGTGGCAGCGCTGACACCAATGACGCAGGTTCGCTCGGTCCACGTTTTCCGGCACATGGTCAAGGTGGCCAGTCGTGAGCACGACGATCGAGCCGGTCACCGGGTGCGGCTTACCGTTCGCCGCGCGGCAGTCAGGAAAGGCTGGCGAGCCTTCGCAGCAGTTGCCGGAGCGCTCGCGGATTTCCTCGACGATCTCGCGCCAGTTTGCTGGGTAACGCTTCTGGTTTTCTTTGGAGATGGGCATCAGGCGGCCTCGCCATCATTGCGCTCATCGAATGCCAGCAGATCAGGCATCGCCATCTTCCGCTCGGCCGCGGCGCAGTAGGCCGCGCTGTCGAGCCAGTACGGCACGCTCAGTTCGCATCCCAGGCCTCGCCGGCCCTTCAGCACGGCGCGATACGGGACGGTGCCGAGGCCTGCGAACGGGTCGTACACCAGATCGCCCGGCATTGAGAACTGTTCGATCACGCGATCCGCGATATCGAACTGCATCGGACAAAGGTGCTTCTCCTTGCCCTTCGCCGACTGCGCGCCATTCATCGTGAGCATGCGCGTGATGTCGCTCCACACATCCGGATGCCATGACGGCGGCTGCAGCAGCATGAAGGTGACGGGGAGGGCGCCGCGCGCTTCGAGGGATTCACCGAGCGCGACGTGATGCTCGAAGTCGTACACGTTCGTGAGTTCGAAGTCGCGGAACAGCTTGAAGATCGTACTGTGCGGGACGCCGTCGAAGTCCTTTGCCGTGATCGGTCGATTGCCCGATGACCTGGTGAAGCCGTGCGCGTCGATCTGCCAGCGCGATCGTGAGTAGCCGGTATTCGGAATGATGGGCAGCTTCCGATCGAAGGGGACCGCGTTGCCGTTGGCGTCGACGCACAGTGGCTTGCCTTTCAGGACTGGCTGATCGGCGTAACTGTTGGCGGTGTCGGTCGGCGGCTTTCGGAAGAGCAACAAGTACTCGGGCATGCCGACTCCCATCTTGGAGCCGTCCTTGCATTGCTCCGACCATCCCAGGCGATAGGTCTGGTTGTTCTCCCGCACGACGTCGGTGACGATCGTCTTCATGCCCATGTACGCGAAGCCGTGCTTGACGTAGTGCTCGATGCACTTCGCGTGGAACGGGTAGACGGTCTGCATCCCCAGGCCGGTCATCCCGCTGGGCACGATTCGATCCTTGACGTGGATGGCAGCAACGCGGCCGGGCTTCAACACTCGCAGCAGGTTCGGCGTCAGGAAATCCATCTGCTCGAAGAAGTGCGCGTTGTTGTCGCTGTGCCCGAAATCGGCATAGTTCGGTGAGTACTCGTACTGCGAACTGAAGGGAATGGAGGTGAGCACCAGGTCGACGCTGCTCTCGTCCATCCGCTGCGTCTCCAGCACGCAGTCGTTGTTCACAAGCCGGTAGTTGTCGCCCTTGACTTCCATGCGCTCGACGCCGATCGCGCGCGTCAATACTTGGGCCATTGCTGCGTGAGCCAGCCCATGTTCGCGAATGATTGCGGTCATCTTTTCGACCATCTCATTGTGTTGTTTCCACTTGCGTTCGAGGCTGCGGCGCACTTCACGCTCGGCCTCGGTGTAGATCAGGTCGATGCGGACCTGGGAGAGCTGCAGGAATCGCTGCAGGCGGTGGAGGCTCTGAATCCAGTCGTTGAACTTGAACCCGATGCCGAGGTAGATCGCCCAATGGCAGTGCCGCTGCAGATTGCAGCCGCTGCCCAACATCACGGGCTTGGCTGCGAGTTCGGGTGTCACCCCCATGCTGAAGTCGGCAACGCGCTGCTCGCGGTCCTCCAGTTCCTGGGTGCCGTAGACCGTGGAGATGCCCGGGACGGCTGCCTCGATCGCGGCGCGCTCGGATTCAAGGTCATGCCAGATGACGCGGTGTGCGCCTGGATCCTCGGTACGCAGTTTCATCATCTTGGCGATGCGGGCCGATAGCGGCCAGGCACGGCGGTATTCGGATGAACCCCGAAGCCAACCCAATCGTTCACCTGCGACTGGTCTGCTTCGAACTGAATCGGACTCCACGGCTTGCGGTAGCCGGCGTCGATTGCCTTCTCACCAATTTTCGTGCCGCTGAGATCGTCGAGCGATTTCGGCGCGCGCCATGCCTCGCGCACCCACACGCGCTCGCCACGAAGCCCAAAGGGTGACTGTTTCTCAAGCCAATTCATCGCGCACAGCCCGTTCTTCCACTGGAACTCAGCGGCGTTCAACTTCTGTGGCTGCGGCTTGATGATCCGCCGCGTTTGCGTCTTTGCTCCAGCAAGTAGCGACCTCACCATCGGCGCGCTCATCAGTATCGGAGGCGTTTTCATTTCAGCGACCTGATGTATTCGAGAGCTGCGGCGCGAATGGCGAGCGGGGCCTTGTCGGCATCAGCTTCGAAAAAGTTCATCTTTGCCGATTCAGAATCGCTATCGAACATTTCAACGTGAAATTTGTACCGCTCACTGAAAATATGCACCGTCATCCCTTTGGCGCGAAGCGCGTCCAAGATCAGCCCGGCGGTGGCCCAAGTCGTAAAGGCTGGAGCGCTAACGCTAGTGGCCAGCGTGTCCTGCGAAAGACGGCCCCAGCCAATTGTTTCTCCCTCGCTGGTGAATCGATGCCACCCGAGCAACTTCTCGCAGATCAATTCGTTGTTTTCTTCTTCGGTCTTCACGTCAACACTCCCCAGATCAAAACGAACACAAGAAACACCACGCCACCGCCGGTGATGCAGCCGAAGAGGTAGCCTCGTGCGTAGGCGCTCATTTCAGCCCCTGCGCTTTCATCTCGATCCGCATCGCCCGCAACGTCGACTTCGCGAGCATCAGATATTTCTTGACCGTGAGCGGCCTCAGTCCGAGTTCTTTGGCCGTCTCCAGATAGGACAGTCCATCCCCCTCGTGTGCCCGCAACACAGCCGCTTGCATGGGCGGTAACAGCGCGAGCGTTCTTTCCACCTGTTGCTGCACGTGGAGCCGCGCCTCCAAGTCCTCGCCACTCGCGCAGCGCACTGCTGCCTCACCGACAAGTTCGCTGTCGGTCGTGATGAATCCGCAGTAGCGATAGCGATCCTTGCGGAAATCCGAGACGACATTCGCGACAATGCCGAAAAGGTATGCGCCTGGGTTATCGATGGCTCCCTGTTGACGGACGAGTTGCAGGTAGACCTCCTGCGCAAGATCGTCGACGTCGGCCGGGTTATGCACGCGATGGGCGATGAAACGATGCACCTTGGCATCGTAGGTGCGCGCTGCGATGACTGCGTTGGCGCTCATATCAATGCACCCTCACTTGCTTGGCCGCGTCCGTTCCGTGCCGCACGGCCGTGATCGCCAGCAATTCCTGTTCAAGCACCTGCACCGTCAGGGATAGTTCGATGTTTCGGCGGACCAGGGCGTCCTTGTCGCGCATGAGGTTCGCGATCCGTTCGGTCTGCGCGGCGATGATGGCGTTGTCGTTCATGACTGCGACTCCATGTCTTGCGGCCCTTCGCGCTGATCGTCGTCCCATCGGTCATCGTCATCGTCAGGCTCATCGAGATAGTCGTCATCGCCATCGTCGAATTCATGGCGAATCGTCTTGCCCTGCGGATACCGCTCGCGCATGACGTTCTCCAGTCCAGTCCGAAAATACGGATCGAGCCAGTGCTGATCGAGACACCAACGGATCGCGCCGTCATCCATGTCGGCGAGCAACACGCCATCCCATCGCTTGAGCGGACAGGTGCGCGGGATGCGGCACGCTTCCGAGTACGTCCATAGCTCCGACCAAGTCGTGATCTCCGGCTTCAACTTCAGAATGTGGCGCAGCAGTCCGTAGTTGAGGTGGACGTCGGCGAGGGCGCTGTGCGCGTTCTTCACCATCGCGCGCGTCTCGGCCGTTGCGCCTTCGAGCATGTAAATGAGCGCGGTCTGCGAGTAGCCGGTCGCGTCCGGCCACAACCATTGCGCGATGGCGTGCGTGTCGATGCGCTTGACCTGGGCCGGCGAGCCGGCCGCTTGCCAGTCTGTGTCGATGCTGTGGCCGACAACGTAGCTCGTGAGCGACGGCAGTTCGAACGTCGACGACGGCGGATGGCCGACGAGCTGCTCCGGCAGGATGTGGTGTACTGCCATCGAACCGAACGAGATCGGGCTGGCCGGTTGGAAGAAAGAATGCCACTCGTCGAAGATGGTCAGGTCGATCAGGTCGGCCGTGCCCGCCAGATCCGCGCGCGGCAGCAGGCGAAGCCATGCGGCTTCAATGATTTCGCCGTTCTTACGGTCGGTGAGTTCGGTGTCGAAGATCAAGGTGGTCATCGCGCGAGTCCTTCTGGTGAGGGCTTGGGGCGGTATGTCTTTGTCAGCGCGCCATTGACCGAGCGGCCGCGGCGCACGGATAGGGCCCGCCCTTCCCATCGATGATCGAACCGCCGGCGCGCCATCGCGCAGCGCAGCCAGGGGAAGTCTCGGTGGAAGTGCTGATGCAGACGGCCGCTTGCGGCGTGCGAGAAGTGGCCGAGGTACGACTGCCATACAGACGCGATCTGTCGGTACTGCGCCGGCGTCGCGCGCAGGTAGCGGCTGCGCACATGCGCGCGTTGCCAGGCGCGCAGCTTCATCTGGGCATGATGGACGACGCGCCGGCGGACGATGCAGTGCGTCGCGCGCACGATATAGCCCAGGAAGTCGATGCCGGAAGCCAGCGGCTTCAGGTGCTGCTCGGCCTTCAGCTTGAGGCGCAGGCGCTGCTGCAGGAACTGCTCGATCTGTCCGCGCCACGACGCCAACTGCTCGCGGCTCTCATGGATCAGCACGAAGTCGTCGACGTAGCGGATGTAGCGAGACACCTTCAGCACGTGCTTCACGAACTGATCCAGTTCGTTCATGTAGACGTTGGCGAAGAACTGCGACGACAGGTTGCCGATGGCAATGCCGCAGCCCGGCGCCGCGTTGGCAAGCTGTTTGTGCGGCGGGATTCGCGCGCGCTCAGCGTCGGTGCAGCGGTAGCGCACGCCGGCATGCAGCGGCGAGTTGCGCAACAGAGCATGGACAGCGCGCCGGGCCGGCAGCGCCACGCCATGCCGCGTCATCCGATCCTTCAGAAGCGCGTACAGCGTCGGCCGGTGGATGGAGTTGAAGAAGTTATGGATGTCGAGTTGCAGGAACCAGCCGCCACCCTGGCCGCGCTCGACCTGGCGCACGAAGGATTGGAGCCGCGCGACAGCGGCGTGTGTGCCCTTGCCGGCGCGGTTCGAGAAGCTGTCGTGGATGAAGCCCGGCTCGTAGATGCGCTCCAGCTGCGGCACCAGCCAGTGATGTACGACGCGATCGCCGAAGTCCGGCGCGTGGATCTCGCGGGCCTTCGGTAGGAGCGCCACAAAGCAAGTCGGTGGTGCCGGCGCCCAGATTCCCGCGTCGAGCCGCTCTTGCAGTCGAAGCAGGCCGTCCGTCCAGAATGATTCGAAGCGCAGTTGATTCTGGCTCGGCTTCTTGCCGCGGCGGGCCTCGCGCCAGGCAGTGTAGAGAGTTCGCAGGGTGACATCCGTGACACTCACCGACGCGCACGGCACGAACGAAACCGTCGTTGTTGCGGTAGTCGTAGTTCGCGTTGCCGTTGTTGAAGTTGACGTTCCACGCGTAATCGCCGGGCGATTGCGCTTTCCCGAGAACTTGCGACCCGGCTGTCCATCCATGGGGTAGGGCAGCTTCGTCATGGATTGGCCCCTTGCGAGGCGTCCCGGGCACTCAGTATCTGAGCACGCCCCGCGGACGATGGTGTCCGCGAGTTCTGGCCCTTCGGATGCTTGTTCTGCCAGCCTCCACACTGCCGGCCGAGATCGTCGATGAGGCGGATCAGCGCCTCGAATTGCGCGAAGCTCTTGAAAGCCGCGAGGCGCTTCGATACTTGCATTTCCAACTTGAGATCATCCACGGCGAACACCAGCACGCTGATGAGATCGCCGCGGCGCTCGTGAACTCGCCACGCCCGATGCGAAGCCCGCGCTACCTTTCTGGCGGCGGCGCGCAACTCCTCGCCGGACGCGTACTTATGGAAGCGCGGAAAGCTGCGGACAGCTTCTTCGATCTCCCCGAGGACGCGCTCGGCAAGTTTTACTATCGGAGGTGCTTCGTGGCTCATGTCCTAAATCCCAATGGGCCTAGAACTGACCGACGCGCACGGCACGAACGAAACCGCCGTAGCCGCGGCAGTCGTAGTTCGCGCCGCCGTAGCTGAAGTAGACGAGCCACGCGTAATCGCCGGGCGAAGGCTTGTAAGGAGTCGAACTCCAGTACCAAGCCGACTCGCAGTTGAAGGCGTCGGTGTCGATCGCAGGGCTGGCGCGATCGTAGTCCACGATGGACAGCAATTCCTTGATCGTCGGGAGCCGCCAGTCCTTATGGCCAGCAAGGTCCAGGCCGGCGCAGGCCTTCTCTGCTGCGGCCCATTCCATACGCTCGCCCGGCACGTTGCTGCGTGTCCACTCCAGTCCCGTGCTGTGATCGCGCACGATGTCGCCAATCACTTCGAAGCGCGGCTGGATCAGCGGCTGCTTTGCCGCGGCGACGAGCTGCACCAGGCTCGGCTCGTCGCACAGCGCCATCGCCATGCCGAACACGGTGCGCGCATCAGCGCTCTGCGCGTCCGCGATGATCTCTTTCCGAAGCAGCTCGATAACTGATCGCATGTCATTCCCCATCGTTGAAGAGCCAAAGGACAGATTTACTGACCGACGCGCACGGCACGAACGAAACCGACGTAGCTGCGGTAGGCGTAGAACGCGAAGCCGTCGTAGAAGAAGACGACCCACGCGTAACCGCCGGGCGATAGCGCATATGGAGTGCTCGACCAGAACCAATCGGATGGGCAGTCCGGGAAGTAGTCGGTGTCGATCGATGGCGAATAGCGCGTGCGATCAGCGAGCGCGAACAGTTCGTCGACCGTGGGAAGCCGATAGTCATCGAAGCCGGCCGCGCGGCACTTCGCCGCCGCGGCTTCGGCCTTCTTCCAGTTCGGCACCTTGGTCGCCTTGACGGGCCACATGAGGCCAGTGCGGTTGTCGAGCACGGCGTCCCATTCGGTCGCCGAGCGGTCGAGCACGGCGCCGTCGGCGCCGATCTTGGTGAAGCGAGTCGCGGAGTCCATAGGAATATCCTTGTGGAGATGGGTAGAGATTGGGCGCGTCATTTCCATGCTTCCTTCGGAAACAGGATCACGAATTCAGCGGGGGTCTGCCGAGCAATGGCCGCGTGCGCATCGCATGCGCGCACTGACTCATCCTCACCGCGCATGTAGCTCACTCGTATCCAGACTTCGCGAGTGGCTTTGGATTCGCAGCCGGTTGCGCGGCACATGCTCGTGGTGTTCGGCCGGAGCTTTAGCCAACTGTCGAAGCATGGGTAGGTTCGATTGCTCATGCTGCGTCTGTCGGCGCGTTCGGGCCGCGCCAGGGTTTCTTGGCGGACTTCGTTTTGTTCTTCATGGCGCCGTCAGGTTTTGACGGATCTTGTCCGGTCAACTCCAGTTCGCCAGTTGGCGCGGCGAACTTGGACGGCGGCAATTCAACGCCCTGAACACGACCGTCTTCGATCACTATCGAGTTCGACGAGTTCGGCCGGACAAATTCCAGAAGCACCTGGCAGTCGAATTCCTCGGCCATCTGATGAACGAGCGCGAGACCTTCGTCATCGAGCAACGATGCGTCGCGGATCCAGCAGAATCGCAACTCGGGGCGTTTCGCGACCGATAAGGCGAATGCCGTGCGCATCTGCTCGCCCTTGCTGGCCTGTTTGAAAGGCGCATCGTTGAACGTGATGGCGCCGTCGCCGAAGCCAAGCCCCTTGACGGGCAGCTTCGCTTGCTGGATTGCATCCTTTTTCGATTGATCGTATGCGTCGATCTTGATGGTCAATGCGTCGTACTGCGCGGACAGGTTATCGGCGTCGCGTTGCTGCTGCTGCTTTCGAGCGCGCTGCGTTTCCCAATCCTCGATCGCGCGATTGCATCGCCGAGCTTCGCCGAGCTTCGTGGAGATCACGGCAGCATCGACCATCTCTGGAAGCGGATCGGCGGCGTCAAGCTTGGCCTGCAGTTCATTCGCTTCCACGTTCAATCGATTTATGTCGGCCTGTCTTCCGTCTACCTCGGCCAAAATGCGCGACTTCAACTCCTCGATCTGGCGATTCATCGCCGCGATGACCAGATCCGAATCAGTCGCGCGCTTCGTCGCGGCCGTGCGCAATTCAACCACGCGGCCGGTGGCCTTCTCGCGATTCGATCGACGCCGCTCGGTGTCGGTGTTCTTTTCGCCGGCCGACTGCAATTCGGCCGTCAGCGCAGCCTCATCAATGCGCTCGCCCGGTGCCTTGTCCAGCACGTCAACCGCATCGGCGGCGGCTTGTGCCTTCTTCTGGTCGCGGCCAATCTCGGTGCGCTTTTCGAACGCGCCCTTGCGCATGCGCTCGTTGGTTTCGAAATCGAAACCGGGCACGAACCCGCGAAGCGCGTCGTATTGCTCCTTGGCGGTCAGCTTCTCGATGAACTCCAGCGGATCAAGCAGATGATCGCTGATGAGCTTTTTCAAGTGCGCTTGCGGCGAGGGGAACCGTGCGCCTTCCGGGGTCTCAAGCACTAAGTCCCTGATGACCTGGCCTTCGCCGCCTTCGCGCAGACGGCACGTGATGACCAGGCCGCTTTCGTCGTCGCCGGCCAAATGCGTGCGAATGAAGCTTTGCTCGGTGCCGTGACGGATTGGGTCCGTCGGCATTGCGTCCTTGCCTTCGAGCGAGCACTTGATCGCAAGGAACAACGTGGATTTGCCAGCGCCATTCTTGCCGGCGAACTCGGTCACTCGTCCGTCGAACTTGATGTCGACGGCGACGAGCTTCATGAAGTTCTCGCATTCCAGGCGTGTCACACGAATTGTCATTGTCGTTTTCCGGTTGAGTGGCGGCCCTCGGCTGCACGGTTGCGCATCGGGAGGATGGTCATGCGCAGCGGGAAAACCGCGCAGCCTCGGGCCATTGATGGTTAGAGTTGCGCGAACTTCTCTCGCATCTCCACATTGACGGCCTCGACGTCGATCGGCAGGTCGAGCATCGCGGCGTTGTAGTAGTCGGTGATTTCCTTCCACACGGCACCGCGCGTCAGGTCGTCTTCGCAGACGCGTAAGGCGGCGATGGCGGAGGCAGCGTCGTAGTTCGGCTTCGCGGTTGCGGTCTTGGCGGCCAAGCGCGCCTTCGCTGCTTCGCTTGCCAGCTTGAGCGCTTCCTTCTCCGCGCCGGGTGGCATCTTTTTCCAGATGTCGGCGCGACGCTTTTCGAGAATGTCGAGCACTGCGCGGTCAGTGCATGCGTTGTACTCAGCGGCAGTTGGCGCAGCGGGTGCAGATGATGTCGACGTGGCGGGTACTTTCATTTTTGACTTGCCGATCGCCCAGTTCGCCAAGCGCTCGCCCATCACCTCGTTGATCTGGTCGCCTTCTCGAAACCAGCCCTTGAACATTTCCGGCTGCTTGATGAGCTTCTTTTCCTGGGGATTCGGCGGCAACAGGAGCGGTACACCGTCGCAGGCTGGCGTGAGCAGAAAACGCACGGTCATGTCACGAGGCAGGATCGACGTGGTGACCGGCTGCCAGCCCATGTCTTCCGGCTCGCGAATAGCTTTGCCGTCCTTGTCCGTCTCTCCCTTCTTGCGGGGCCGGATCTTCTCCTGAGCCTGATAAAGCAGGATGAACACGACTTGCTTGCCGAGCTGGACGATGCGCTGGTTCAGTTTCTTGCGCTGGCGCTTCGGCACGATCTGAGCGCTGAAGTTGAATATTTCGCGGTTGAACGACCATCCCTTCTCGACGTACTCCTTCTCCTTTATCTCCATAAATCGTTCGATCTGATCGAGCACGCCGCCCTCGCCGTCGTGCTCATGCGTCATGTTGTCGATGACGATGACGCTGGCGCCGCGCGCGACGCAACTATCGATTGCGTCGATATAGTCGAGTGGCCCGTGAGGCGCCGGGAACGGCACGTGCTCGAAGTCGAAGTAGTCCTCGTAGTGGCGAGCGCGATCTGCCTCGGTGTCGATGACGTGCATCTTCCCGCCAAGTATTCTCACGAACCCAGCGCCCATCCGCATCGCCGAATACGTCTTGCCCGAGAACGACGGGCCTGTGATACCGACGATGATCGCTTGGCGATACGGGACATCGCGCCGCGAGACCTCGAACAAGCGCGCGGTTCTACCACTCACTGCCGATCTCCTGGTTCATCACCCATGGCTGCGGCTCAAGGTCGATCGAATCGGTGCAGTATTCCGGCCAGGAGTTGGTTCGCAGGCAGCGCTCCCACAAGAGAACGGCGCGGTCCCAGCGCTGCCGGCCGATCTCCTGAAACGCCGGGCTCGGCCGCACGGGCGTGACGGCATACGGTGGCTCGAACTCCATGAACAGGAACACCATGTCGATCTGGTGCTCACCCAGATCCGGCCGAAACTTCTGCATCGCGCTTCTGTAAGCGGCGTGCTGGATGTCGTGGCCGAACTCATAGAAGTGGCGGCTGCAGGTGCGCGGGTCCGCCGATCTGATTTTCTTAGGGTCGAGGATCTGCGCGAACGTGTCATCGAGGCGGATGTGATCCATCCGGCCGCGGCATACCACGGGCCCGTGTTCGCCGGCCTCATGCCATTCAAATGCGACTTCGGACTGCCCGTCGAGCACGAACCCGCGGGCCGCAAGCTTCTCGCGCAGGAATTCCGCCGCCGCAGCGGCCTCGGCCATCTTGTGTTCGATGATCGGCACCTTGCCATTCAAGATCGCTTCGTCGCGCATCGCCTTGGCAACGCTCGTCCTGAAGTCGTTGAACGGACAAACAACGATGTCGGCGCCCTTGCCGAGCAGCAGTCGGTGCAGGATCTTCCCGTCAACTTTCGCCTTCGTGTCGTCCTCTTCGGCATCGTCCTGCTTGCCGAGCTTCGGATGCACTGTCCAGGCATGCAGCGGCGAGCCCGCCACCATCTTGTGTGCAATGCTCTGACTCAGCGATGGCACCTCGCATGGATCAGCGAAATATTGCTTCTCGCTGACATCGAGAATGCGCGCAAACGGCTCGACTTTCAGTGCAGCACTCATCGCGCTCCCCCCGCGGCCTTCCCGAACTGCAGCACTGAACCCTTGCGATCTGCGATCGCCCGCCGGATGAGTTCCGCCTCGCGGCGCTCGCGCTCGTCCTTCTGACGCGCTTCGAGGTCTTCCAAGAAAGGGCTCTTCGGTGTGCGGCGCTCGATGAACGTGGCGAGCAGTGGGCCGTTGGTCGTGTAGCTCATGACTCGGTCAACCTCCGAATGGATTCAGCAGCGAGCAGCAGGCAGGCGGCAATGCCGGCCTGTTCCTGCGAACACACGGCAGCGCGGTCGGCGCACGACATCGCGATGGCGACCGGGTCGATCTGCTCGCGCAAGACCTCGCGCATGGCGCCGTGCTGCGCGAGGGCTTGGTCGATGGCGGATTGGATGGTGTTCACGGGCTATGCGGTCAGAACGTCTCGAACAAGTGCCACACGAACGCACCGTCCTCACAGGAGTCGATGTAGATCGCACCTTCGGGTAGCGAATGTCCGGTGCCGAATATATGCATGCGGCGCGTGGTGGTTGGCGCATTCGAGTCCACCTCTGCCCACACAGTCGGCAGACCGTGTTGCATCGCGAATCGCCGGATAACTGCGCCGCGAGGCAGAGCCAGAGAGCGGTCGTGTAGCTCCATCGGATACTTGAAGATCGTTTGCATGTGGGCTTTCTGACTATCAGTGAACTGGACTAGCGGCGCAGGCTCTTGATGTGCGCCATTGCCGCGCGCCGATTCATCGGGCCATCCGTCACGCGGTTCGGTCCTTCCATCCATCGCGAATCGGTGAGTCTCGTAAGCATGTCGTGCTCGCGGTAGCTCAAGTATTCTTGCCCCTGCCAATTCCCACCGAAGGCAGCCATCGCATGCCGCCGAACCGGAGCACGCACGCCCAGGTGCTTGCCATCCGTCGGATCGACGATCAGCGTGCATTGACCGTGCGTGCGGCCTGGGCCCTTCTTCGTGTGTGAGCGTGCCAATGTCTTCTCCTGTCAGCCTTCCAATTCGAACCGGCCGTCGCCAACTGCCCGATCAATCGCCGGCTCCAACGCCTGCGTGATGCAGCGACGCACCAGCGAACCCATCGCACCATCGCCGAGCTCGTAGCCCTGCAGCAGCGATTCCTCGGTGAGATCGGTCAGCGCGTCGGTCAGATGTTGCAGGCCGAACTTGCGCACGAACTCTGCAACGGCGAGCGTCTGCTCGACCGGCGACAGATCGCCGAACAATCGGCTCGTCTGCTCATCGTCATCGACGCGCTGCAGGTCGAAGTAGCGCTCGGCGCGGCGGGCGTAGAGGTCGTCGGTGTTGGTGTTCACCACGCGCGATCCTCAAGGCCATAGTCGCGATCCCACTGCCAGGCGCGCAGGCGGAACAGGCGATAGTGGACGTGCAAGCAATGCAGAAAATGCTTCATGACTTGGCCACCTGCGGCGGGCGAAACGTGTAGCGGCGCCAGGCGCGCGGCGTCGGGATAATCGGCAAGCCGTGTCCCTTCGAGTCGAGGAACACGAACATGAATCGGCCACGTCGATTGATGAGGCGTGCGCTCATGACAGCCACCCGAGCGCGTCGGCGAACGCCAGCACGATGCCGACGATGAGCAGGATGACGGCGATGGACAGCACGGTTTTCATTGCGCGCCGCCTGCGACGATCCATTGCCATTCGAGTGCGATGATCGCGACCGTGAAAAGAGCGCCGACGATCGCGCGGCGAAGCACGGATACCGGGCGGCGGTCGGTGGAGCGGCGGGCGTAGTCGATGCGGATCATGCCGGCACCGTTGTGGCCGTCTCATCGGCCATGCCGCCGATCGCTTCGGCGCGAGCGCAGTACTTGCAGTGCGCTTTACCCTCCCAAACGATCTTGCCTTCGTAGGATTCGACGGCGTAGCAGCCGAGGCCCTGATCCAGCACGGCGCAACCCCGATCGGTCGGCTCGTTGTTCTTTCGTGCAACGGCGCGCCTCGCGGACAAGAAGGCTTGGCATGTTGGTGCGCTCATGCTGGCACCGCCTGAGCGATGACGGCGCGGGCCTCGCGCAGAAGTACCGCCTCCGGATCATCTCCGTCCGCGCGCCACTTCTGTCGCGTCAACATCGCTTCGCACTTCCGCACCACGGCGAGCAACTTGGGCGCAGCGGCGAACAGGCGGGCGTTGGCCTCGTCTTCCTCGGGCGTAATGCAGTGATGACGATTCAGCGTGTCCCCGACCGCGCCGAGGGTGTCCGGCATCACGAGGCCGATGATTACCCAGTAACCGGGGTCTGGCAGCGGCTCAGAGCGGTGATGCTCCGCTTCCCACTCTCCTGGCGTGTGTGCGCTCATCGTGCGCACCCGAGCCGTGCGTTATGCACAACCTGACCGGCCGTCAGCCCAATCGTCGTCCACGCCCACGCACGCTTCAGTCCGCGCGGCGCGTCGTAGCGATCCAGTGCATACGTGATCGAGTAGTGCAGCACCGCGTTGATACCGGCGGCGAGGGCGGTGCGTTCGACGGTCGGCTCGGGCCCGGTGATGGCCTTCCACGTGCCGACTTCCTGGCAGTCGTTGTGCGCGTACTGCGATGTCTGGAAGCCGTCAACCAGGTTGGCGGACTGCCAGGCGAGTTCGGTGCGGTGCGACTCCGGGGTGAGCGCGCAACCGGAGAGGGACAGAGCGAGGGCGGTGGCGAGCAGCAGCCGGGCGCGGAGAGGGCGGGCGGCCCCGGTGATAAGCTGGCCTTGCGAGTTTCCAGCGAAAAACCCAAACACAGGAGCCGCCCATGAGCGAGAAACCACGTCCGAAGCCCGGCGATCAAGGTGAGCGCAAGAGCGACGTGCCACCCTTCCGACACGTGCCACCGGACCAGAAGCCGAAACCGAAATAGGAGTTACCGTATGGACGATATTCCACGAACAAAGCACGAGGCGTGTCTCGATGCCAGCTACGCGGCGCAACTGCACTTGCTTCACCGCTGCATCTATCGGCGCGTCCGCACGCTCCTGGCTCTTGTGACCGTTGCGGCCGGCACCGCGGCAGTGACCAGTGCCTTGCAGCAGGTGCCCGGCGGCGTGACCGCAGCGGCGATTCTTGTGGCGCTGTGCGGGACGCTCGACGTCGTTTGCAACTTCACCGAGAAAGCCGTGAAGCATGAGCTGCTGCGAAAGGAATACGTCGACCTGCTCGCGCGCTTGGACGCCATGAACCTTGCGGACTTCGATGCAATCCGACTCGGTATTCAGGGGCGTTCGGATAACCTCATCACGTCGTTGAGCCTCGTCGCGTTCAACGACAACGTGCGGTCGAACGGACACGAGGATTGGGTGCGACCGGAGAACCGCATGGAGCGCTTCATGCGAGCGGTCGCCTGACGCCGGCCAGCAGCGCGCGCCTGTGGCGCGTTGCTGGTTGCTGGTTGCCTGCCTCCCGAGGGTCATGTCCGTCTCCCATCTGTGCGTCGATGAGAAAGTAAACCACAGGTTGAATTCAGCAGTCAACCCCAGGTTGAGACTTTATTCACAGAAGCGTAATTTGCACCCCGCGGCCCCGATTGGCCGCGTTAGGGGCTGGGGTCAGCCGGGGAAGGGGCATGGGAGATCAGGAGCGCAACGGCGCGGGGACTGCCCGCTCGTATTCAGGCAGTCAGGAGAATCAACTCGTCAGTGCTGTGACGTTGGAGTGACAGGTGGCAACGCGCAAATCTCGATCCCATCAACATCCTCAGGTCGATGAGGCCACGCTTGAAATATTGCGGAGATGCCCTGGCGCTGTGCTTTGCGGTAGCTCGCCGTTTCGATGGGCCCCAACACAGCAAGCTGCGCGGGATTTGGCTCGAAGCGAATTTCCACCTGAGTTACGAGCCATGACTGGGATAGAAGGTGATCCCGCGCCAGTATCTCCGCATCGTCCATAGTCTTTGCGACGACCCAGACATTGACGTAAGCGCCAGCAATGGTTTTCGCCACCTCCGTCTTGGGCGCTGGCGCCGCCAGGATGTTGAAACAGAAGAGGCTTGATTTCATCTGGGGAGAAGGGCAGCGACCGACGCCTAGAAATCGGCTGGCTTCTTTTTCTGCTCTTCGATACGGCGATCAACCGCACGGCTGCTTATATAGCCCAAGTACGATTTATCTATCGTGTTGCCATATTTCTGCAGCAGCACGGAATTTCCCTTGCGATCTTCCCATGTGTAACTCACGTTCGTGAAGACTGCGCCCATCCTGTTCTGTACGGGATGACTGGTCTTTTTCTGCGGATCGCCGAACTTCTTGAGAGAGACGGACTCGATCTCCGTAAAGTGCTCCGCATCGAAGCTGATCGTTATCATTTCGACGATGCCGTCATCGGACCGATCGAGCATCAGGAATCCAGGGATATCCGCGAGCGTGATCGATGCCATGCAACGATTGGGGATGCTGCGGCTGCATCGAGTGCCGAGCTTTTCCGATATCTCATCGAAGCTTGCGATTCCCCCGACTTCAATCCCCTTGAAATCGAAAGCACTAGCGGCGGCCACAACCATCGCGCCGGCCATGATGCCGATCCACTTGAGTACGGACTTCATTGGCTGATTGCTCGCTGTGCGCTACGTGACCGACCTCTACCGGGACTTGCCCTTCGGCTGCCTCGAAGGCGACCCCACGGCATACGCGCTTTGTATGTCGCGGACAATGGAGATGAGCTTGGTCTTTAGCAGCGGCGAAAGCTTTTCCCATTCCTCGTCCGGATCTTCGATTGCAGACGGATTGAGTAATTGATCGAGACTGACGCCAATAAGCGGAGATGCCTTCATGGCGTTGATGCGGCTTATCTTTCCGGTCGCAATCCATTTGGACACGGCGTTTTCGCTTACGCCGGTTTGCTCTGCTAGCCACGACTGTGGCTGACCCAGGCGCTTGAGTTCCCGAAGGATGATTTTTCCGAGTGGGCTCATCTGCGAAGGATGAAACCCTAGGTTGAGACCCGCCACTAACCGTAGGTTGACCGTTCTCTCAACCTGTGGTTGACTACATTGCATGGACCTTAATCCCGCAGTTGATCGAGCCATCAAGGCTTCCGGTGGCCTTGGCGCCGTCGCGAAGTCGCTGGGCATTTCTCCACAGGCTGTTGATAAGTGGCGGCGCGGCGGAGTGCCGGCGGAGCGCGTGATTCCACTGGAAGAATTGTCCGGCGTATCTCGGTCCGAGTTGCGCCCCGATCTGTACCCCTTGGATAGCGTGGCGCCATTGAGGGCGGCAAGTCTCAAACGCGCCTGACGTGGTTTCATGACAAACCCCTCCCGCTGTTGTTCTTCGTGCGCCGGCAGTCTGCACACACGCACTGCAATTGCAATGCACCGCGCGCCGGGCAATGGGAGTCGAAAACCTTGACGACTTTCCCGACGTCCACCGCTCAGTCCGCAGAAGCGACAACGCGCGCGCAAGTCCCTCACGTGCGTGCCAGAACTGTGACGCACGTCTCACAATATTCGTCGACGCTGCGTCGTGTGCGTATTCAGGCGCTGGAGCTACCGACTTTTTGGCGCAGTGCATCAGCGGGTTCGGGCACGGGATTGGGTCTTTCGTCGGTGACGCGGGCGATGCGCGCATTTGGCTTGTTTTCCAGGGTATTTCGGGGTGCAGGCAGTGTGCTGCGGCGCCCATTCACACGCATTCGCAGATTAGAACGAGTGTGAACGCGCCCATGAACACCCAGGATTCTTTACTTATTCCCGACAACGAGTACGACGCGATCGGCGCGGACGTGCAGGCGTTGGGTGGAGTGAAGAAGGTCGCGGCGCTGCTGTGGCCGAACAAACCGGCTGACACGGCGCAATCCAGACTTCGCGCGTGCATGAGTGCATCGCACGACCAGGAGCTCGGCGCGGACGAACTGTTCGCGCTGATTGGTCACGCCGCACGCGTCGGCGCCTTCAACGTCGTGCAACTTGCCGCGCGCACCGCCAAAGGTCAGTTCGTTCGCGTTGAGCCGCGCACAAAGGTTGAGCGATTGCTCGAACGTGCTGAGGCCCATCTGAATCAGCAGCAGCAGACAGCGCGCGATCTGCGTGATGCGCTTGAAGACCTGAAGGAGTTTGAGTTGGGCGAGGGGAGGGCGCGATGACGACGGCGCGTAAAACTCTCGCTGTCGTCTCAATGTCCACCGGCAAGGACAGCGGCATCACGGCCGCACGAGCCGTGGACGCACTCGGCATCGACAACTGCCGCTTCGTGTTCGCTGATACCGGCAACGAGCACGAACTCGTCTACCAGCACCTTGCATACCTGCGCACGTTTTTCGGTGAAATCGCTACGGTCAAGGCCGACTTCGCCCAGCACATAGCGCGCAAACGCATCTATGTCGAAACCGTGTGGCCATCAAAGGGCGTGCCCGATGACATCGTGCAGCGCGCACTGGGCGTCCTACATCCAACCGGTGTGCCGTTTCTCGACCTTTGCTTATGGAAAGGGCGCTTTCCTTCGCGGATGGCCCAGTTCTGCACCCAGGAGTTGAAGCGCGGGCCGCTGGACGCCTACATGATGGAGCTGCTCGCGCAGGGGTTCGACTTGGAAAGCTGGCGCGGCATTCGGCGTGATGAGAGCCAGAACCGCCGTGACGCTGTGCCGCGGGAGCGCGCCGCCGAGGGCTGGACCATCGTTCATCCCATCGTCGACATGACTGCCGGCCAGGTGATCGCCGAACACCATGCGCGCGGCCTGAAGCTCAATCCGCTGTACAGCTTAGGGATGAAGCGCGTCGGTTGCATGCCGTGCATCAACTGCGGCAAGGACGAGTTGCTGGAGATCAGCCGCCGCTTCCCTGAGCACATCGACAAAATTCGCGAATGGGAACGGCTAGTGTCGCTTGCGAGCAAGCGACAGTGGACGACATTCTTTTGTGACGCTCTGCAAGACGCGGAGACAGACGCGGAGATATTTGACCGGCTTCGCATCGATCAGCGTGTGAAGTGGGCGCAGACGGCTCGCGGTGGACGGCAGGCTGACTTTATCCGCACGGCGCCACAACCGGCGTGTAGTTCGCTTTATGGGTTGTGCGAATGACCGACGAACTAACCAACAGCGGCCTCACCGTCGATCAGCGCGAAGCGATCCGCGCCTACTGCGATCGTCGCGAGCAAGAGTTCTTAGCGCGCATCAAGGAACTGGCGTCGATGGGCGAGCTGCAGCAGATTTTTGCGCGGGAGGCGCAGCTATGAATACGTCCATCGTACAAGTCGGCCGCCTCGCCATGCGCGTCGAGGGTGACAACTGGAGCGCCTACTACGCGCTGCCTGACAGCATCGCGGACTCTATCTTCCTCGGCTCAATTCGCATGGGCGCGGTCGCGAACAATCCCGAACGTAAGGAAGCGTTCATGTTGATGATGCGCGACATCGTCTCCGACATCATTGAGGAAAAGACGGGTCATCGGCCGACCTGGGGCGGGCCGCGAACAGCCCCGGAACACGAACGATCAGGGCACGGGTGATCCACATGCAAGAGATGCAATATCCAAACGGCGCACTGCTTCGCGAGTTATTCACTGAGCAGGAAGTGAAAGACGGCGCGGCACAGCGGCGGCGCGAACTACTGGAAAAGCAGGGCCTCGTCTTTCGCAGTCTCGCGGAAGTGCCGACGAGTAAATATTTTCCACATCAAGGCAACAAGGAAGTCCAGCGGCGCGTGACGCAAGCACTGCGGCGGGCGGCGAAGAGCACCGAGGCCACTCAGACGGCTTGAAGCAAACGACGGCAGCCGCGCCGACACTTGAACATAAAAAGAAGCCGCCCTGACTAGGACGGCGTGAGGTTTCCAGCATGCTCACGGGTGCAACCGTCAGCGAGAAGAAAACGAGTCGCGGCAGCGAAAGTTCCGCGCGCCCGGCTTCGTTGCAGACGCTCAAGGAAGTCGAGCGCGAAATCATCGAAGGCCGGCTGGAACTGTTCAACGGTAACAAGGCGGCGGTGGCGCGCTCGATGGGGATCGCGATCAAGACGCTGTACAACCGGATCAATTCGTATCGCACCACTGATACGAAAGGCGCGCAATGAGCAGCGCGACGTATCGGGAGTTGTTGCTTGATCCGCGCTGGCAGAAGCGTCGGCTGGAAGTGCTGGCATGCGCCGATTTCAGGTGTAGCCGGTGTCACCACGGCGACAAGAATCTACAGGTACATCACCGCCGGTACGTGCGCGGCCGAATGCCGTGGGAGTACTCGGACGTCGAGCTCGTCGTGCTTTGCGACGACTGCCACGAACTACAGCATCTGCCGGCGCCTACCGAAGACGACGCGCAGCGGGAGAAGACGATCGAGAAGCTACGTGATGGACTGCTATCCGCGATAGATCAGGACGAGCGTCGCCAAATTATCGCCGCAATGAACTCGCTTGTTGCGGATCGCTCGCACGAGCAGGTGCGGCGAATGGAGCGAGATAGGGGGCTGGCGTAATGGCACGCATTCGCACGATCAAACCGGAGCTTGCCGCGCACGAGGATCTCTTTGACCTTGAGTTGCAGACCGGGCTTCCGATTCGATTTGCGTGGTGCATGTTGTTCACGGTAGCCGACCGGGAGGGTCGATTTGCATGGCGACCTCGCACCCTAAAAGCACAGATCCTCCCTCATGACGAGATCGATTTTTCACGCGTGCTCGACGCGTGGGTCACGCGTGCTTTCATTGTGAAGTATCGCGTCAAAAGTGAGTGGTTTGGGTGGATTCCGACCTTCACCAAGCACCAAGTTATCAACAATCGCGAATCTCCGTCAGACCTGCCCGGTATTGAACAGGCAGAGGAGATTATTGATAACCGTGGCACGGACTTGGACGCGTGCGCCACGCGTGAACCACGCGACGACGACGCGTGCGCCACGCGTGAAGTGCATGCACTAGGGGAAGGAAGGAAGGAAGGGAAGGGGAAGGACGCGTCAGGCACGCGTCAACGCACCCCCCGAAAAGCGACGACGATTCCGATCCCTGAAGACTTCGTCCTGACCCCCGAACGACAGGCCTACGCCGAGAAGCACCTACCGCAAGTGGACCCCATCGCGCTGATGGAAACCTTCCGGAGCACCTCGAAGGCGAAAGGCTGGCAGTACGTCGATTGGGACCAGCACTGGCAGACCCTGGTGCGGCAATGGGCACCGGACAGCGGGCACTGGTCGAGCGGCCAGTACGCACGCAAGCCGGGCGATAAACCACGAGATCCAACACCTCAGACGTCGATGGCCTACGGCGACGGCCGGCCGGTGCGCTGGTGAACGCATCATGGGATCAACTGCGTGCCTTACGGCAACGTGGCCAGCAACCCGCGATGCGACTGATCGTGACGACCTCCTGGCGCTTCGCCTACGGCTTCGATGAGATCGGCGTGATGGCGATCGTGCACACACCGGGCGAGCCGATGCCGATCGAGTTGCTCGATGGGCTCGACGTGATTTTTCACTTCGACGACTGCGCGAAGTCGATGGCCGTGGTGCGAATGCTGTGCGCTCGCGACGTGAAGCCGGCGCGTTACGCATGCTGGTGCAAGTGCTATGGCGAGTTGACGAAGTTCGTCATGCCGTGCGGCGAGAAGCACTTCCACGCGAACTGGATGGACGCATGGACGCGAGATGGCGCAGAAAAACCTGCGGCTATCCCGCTGCCAGAGCGCGCTGACACCGTCGTCTTTCACGCGCGTGCATCGGTGAGCCTGTGAAAATCGGCAACAACAAATTCCGCGGCATCTTCGTCAAGGCAGACGATCCGAAGTTTCTGGAGAAGCACGTTGTGCCGGACCGCGAGTTGCTCGACCTGGAGTCGCTCAACGTCACGGAGATTCGCGCGCAGCACATCGCGCGGCAGAAGAACTTCGACACCACGCCGTTCGATCCGGATGGCCGTGTGTTGAGATTGTTTCCCGGCGGCTACACGGTGTGGTCTGGATTCCCAGGCGCTGGCAAGACCACGCTGCTGCGGCAACTCGCCTGCCACCTGATGCACCGCGAGCGCAGCGTGTTCATCGCGTCGCTGGAGGAATATCCGGTTGACGTGTTCTATCGCCACGCGTGCACTGCGCTCGGCACGGAAGATCCAACGCAGTCCGGGCTGGAGTGGTGCGTGCATCACTGGGCAGAGCGCCTGCGCCTGTGGAGTTCGGAGGATCTACCGGCGCCGCATCAGCACTTGCTCGCGGCAATTCGCGTACTCGCTGGGCAAGGCGTGCGGCACGCGATCATCGACTCGCTGATGTGCCTGGATGTGTCGACGGGAGACTGGGAAGGTCAACGGCTGTTTTCCAACGCGCTGCTGCGCACCGTGAAGTTGTCCGGTGTGCACATCCACCTGGTCGCACATCCGCGCAAGATCGTCTCGTCGGATCAAGACCCGGACATCAACGACGTCGCCGGCGCCGCAGACATTGGCCGACTTGCGGACAACGTCGTCTTCGTTCGGCGCGCGAAGAACGAGACCGTCAGCCCACACGGCAACGCGACGCCGATGCGCATTGCGATCTTGAAGCAGCGACACGGTAGCGGCGCATGCGGGGAAGTGCTCGGTTGGTTCAACCGGACACGAAAGCAGTTCAAGTCGGATCAGTTCGATGCGACACGTTCCGCGTACTTGCCGGCGCTTGCGTACCAGCAGATCGATGAAGAGTTTGCGCTATGACCCGCCAACTCGACCGGCAGTCCATCCGAGAAACCCCGAGTTTGCAGCCGGTTTCGAAAGGCACGCCATGAGCCAACAGTTCGACCTCGTCGGCCTCCCGCTCGATGACGCCATGACGAGCCGCATTGCGCTGCCTCAGCCGCGCGAGGTGCGCAAGCCGAAGCTGCGCGACGTTCTCGGCGAGGCCTCGCGCTTCGACGTCGGTCACGAGCTCGTGCTGCCCGAGCGGGCGCGGAGGGATCACCGATGACGCAGCAAGAACTCCAGCAACTCGAATGGCGCCAGGCCAACGACTTCACGCTGGTCAGCATCTGCGGCCGCTACCAGATCACGCGCACGCCGAACTACGACCGCCATCCGCGACTCGACTTCGACTACCACGCGAAGTGCATTGCGGACGGCAGGCGAATCTTCAGCGACACCGGCCGCACGTTCAGCGACTCGAAGCTCGCAAAGGCCGCATGTCAGATCGATTTCGAACAACTGCAGCAATCCGCTGCGTCAACCACGAAGGGGTAATTCTCGATGAGAGCCGACAACAAGCCTGTGATCTTGGGCGACAAGATCAACGTCCACAGCATGCGCCCGTATGCGGAAGCCGGTGACAACGACGGCGATGCGGGCGAGCCTGAGCCTGGCCGCGACGTCACGTTTACCGGCATGACACTGACGAAGAAGCAGTTCGAGGAATTGGTGGGCGATGGCGCCTTCAATTCGTTTTTCAATCAGCCGAAGAGCGGTCCGCTGGAGCCGGCGTTCTCAAGCTTCAAGAAACTCAAGCTCGATGGAAAATATCGCAACTGCTTCGCGAAGTTCATGCTTGGGCAGACGAACACGAAAGAGATCGAAGTCAACGGCGCGACGTTCAAGAATCTGTCCATCACGTTCCCGAAAGTCTGCAACGAGCGCGCATGTGGCGAACTGCAAGGCACGGTGCAAGCGATCTTCCCGCGCTCGACTGCGACGCTCGAAATGGAAGGCTACGCCGGCAAGGAAGTTCGCATGTCGATGCGCCTGGGCGATGCGGACGAAGAGGACGACGAAGCATCCGCGCAGCAGGACTTGGTCAAGGCTGCAGCCGACAAGGCAGAAGCCGACGCAGTTGCTTCGGCCTCGCGCAAGCCGGCCGGCGACAGCGCCCGCGTGAACTGACGCCAAACGAAGTGGCCGCGCTTCGAGCATGGGCTCGGCGCGGCCGTCACGAACGAGTTGATAACCATGATCGACGCCACCGACCTTGCCGATCTCATCGCCGCCGGCAACGCGCAACAGGCTGCGTTGAATAGCCTGCCGCACCGTTGCACCTACAACGTGCCGTATTTCGACTGCAAGGTAGAGCGGAAGGTGATCTCTGTATGCGGGCGCTGCGTTGCGATGGATCGGTGGAACGAAGCCGTGCTGAAGGTCGCACCCGCTGCGGCCAAGGCAGGCGAGTGATGTATCACTTCAAACTTGGCGAGACCGCCGTCATCACCGCTGCGACCGGCCAACCGAAGTTGATCGGCAAGCAGGTCACGATCACCGCGCCGCTGCGTGAACGTCCCATCACCGGCGGCGGGCGACTGCACTGCTACGTCGTTGAGTTGCCGGGCGGCAAGCAGGTCAACGCGCATCCGCGCTGTTTGGGCAAGTACTTCGAGTGCGGCGACTGGAACGACATCAAGGATATTTGGCAGCCGGATCGGGAGCGTGAGGCGTGAACGGCAGCATCTCCATTCGCGTCCCACTACCGCCGACGGTCAACACCTACTGGCGCATGGTGACGATTCCGAAAGTCGGCGCACGCATGCTCATTTCCGCTGACGGGCGGGAGTATCGCGAGACCATCATCCGGTTCGCACGCGCGGGAATCATTCCGCGGCATGCTGTCAGCGGAAAACTCGCAGTCTTCGCAACGGTCTATCCGCCGGACCGTCGCGCGCGCGACTTGGACAATCTGTGGAAGGGATTGCTCGACGCGCTGAAGCATGCGGAGGTAATTCGCGACGACGCCGACATCGATGACCTGCACATGGTGCGCGGTACGCTACGAAAGAACGACGGGCAAGTCGACCTTGTCATCACTGAGATTGCGGGCGGCGCGATTGACAGTGGCGAGTTGTTCGGATCGGGCGAACAGGCGGCGCAATGAGATTCATAGCCGACTACCACGGCAAGTCCTTGACCCTCGGGGAACTCGCCAGCGCCACCGGCATCAAGCGCGCGACACTGCAACGTCGGTACGAGGAAGGCGATCGAGACGCGCATCTGTGGCGCCCGCTGGAGCGGATGCGCAGCCACAGCAACGCCGTCGACACGTTCAGCCAGCGCGCTGATCTGCAGGCGCAGCGGTGCGCCGAGCACTCCAAGCGCGAACGGCAGCGCCAAGAACAGGCGGCGCGCAATGAACGAAACAGGATGCGAGCGGAGCGCTTGGCTGATGCGAAGCGTCAACACGCGGAGGCTTTCGCGCAGCCACTGATTGCAGCGGACTTGCTGTCGAAGCGCGAGCGTGAAGCGATTCGCGCGAACGTCATCGGCAAGCAAAGATTTTGGACTTTGGATTCATCCTACGGAGTGCGCCGTTGATGTGGCTCGCAAGAATCGTCGCCGGACGCAAGCCCTTCGTCACGCGCTACCAACCGACGCAGATCGAAATGCGCGAGGTGATGACGGACAACGGCTTGGTCGAAAAGTCGTTCGTCGTACCGACGCAGCCTCGGGCATGGTCGTTCAAAAACGGCGCGGCTGCGATCAGTTACACATCGAACGAGGCGATTGCGAGCGCGACCGTTCGATTGATCGCGGATGAGATGGATGTGGAGCGGCAAACGAGGCGTGATAAGCATCGGGGGGTTTCCGAATGAACGCGTCAGCCTTATCGCTCGCAGTCGGCAGCGCGTTCGCCGTGGGCAGCGTGAAGGAGCGCGTGCTGATGGCGGTGCACAAACTCGGCCGCTCCGCTTCCGTGTCGATGATCTACCGGACGCGCATCTCCACCGATTCGACGGTCGACGTCGCGATCAAGGCGCTGGTGCGAGATGGCTATCTGACCATCAACGCCGCCGACATTTGCGAGCTGACCGAAGTGGGATTCGCTGCGATCGAAGTTGATCCGGGAACGGCCTCACCGACAGCCGCGGCGCCGAAGGCGGTCGCTGAGGCGTTGCCGGCGCGCGAGCCACTGAAGCGCTGCGGCGCCTGCAAGCACCCAAAGCCGCTCGACAAATTCGATCGCGCAAACCGCAGCCCCGATGGACGTACGAGCGACTGCAGCGAGTGCCGGCGTCCCGCAGTGGAGGTGAAGACGCCGGCCGAGCATGACCCCGTTGACGAACCCGTGGCGCCGGTTGCGCACGAAACGAGCACTGCGCCTGCGCCGCTGGTGCTGCTGATTCCCACCATCGAAGGCGTGTACGCGAGAGTTGAAGGCGAGCGCGTGTACCTGAGTCAGCAGCGCGGCAACGATCACTTGGAAATGCACCTGAACCGTGAGCGAGGGCTCGCGCTTGGTCGATTCCTTTGCGAGCACCTCGGATAGAACATGGCACTGCTGAAACTAAAACCATTGACGTCGGAATTGGAGCGCGACGTGCGACGCCTGAAGGACCAGCGGCGCCGGCTGCTCGCGGCATTTCTCGCACTGCGGGAGGTCAAGTCGCTCGGCAACGATCCGGAATCGGCGATCATCCGCTTGCAGGGCGAGTTGCTGAATCTCCCGCATCGCGTGTCGCATGCGCTCGAGCACGAAGAGGACTGGATGATTCGGAGGATCTTGCTCGTGGAAATCTGGCGCATCCTGAGTGACTTCGAAGAGCGGCTCTCGACCATCGGCGATATCCCGCGCACGCCGGCCTACGCGCGCTACATACAAGCCGACCGCGAACTACGGCCCGGTGATCTGGAGGACGACGAATGAGCGATCCATCAAAAGCCTGGGCGATGCTGACCGCGCGCGGCGCCGGCATGGGCGGCGTTCACGGCGGCATCCCGAGCCTCACCGCGGCCGACGTCGCGCGAATGCTGCGCGGCTTGGACCGCGGTCCGTTCCTCGCCGGCATGGTGCGCGAGAGCGGCGATATCTCCTGCTTGGGGCCGCTTGAGCGCTGGCTATGGGTGAAAACGATGTGGCGTTCCGAGCAACTCGGCTGGCCGAACGCACATGGCCAGGCGTACTGCCGCCGGCTCGCCGGCCTTGCCGTGCTCGAGTTCGTCATGCCACGCCCGGAAGTTTGTCCGGAGTGCCACGGACGGGGATGGATCACGCACGAGTCCCAGGGGATTGAATGCCGGGCGTGCGCCAACACCGGCGGGCAAAAGATCGAACCACGGATGCGCGCGCAGCTCGCTGGTATCCCTCCAACGAGCTGGACGGAGGGCTGGGCGGCGCGCTACGAGGATGTGCACGCGACCGTGCAGTCGTGGCATTCGGACGCCAAGACGCACTTGCGCAGAGCGCTGGAGGGCGTTTACGAAGACACCGTAAATCACTGGGACTTGCAACAACCCGTGAAAATGGCGTAGTTTCTCGACTAAGAGTCGGATTCGATTGCCGACACAAACGTTTTCACTTCCAAAAGCCCTGCCAACAAGCGGGGCTTTTTCGTTTCTGGACCCACGTTTCCCCGTTCCCCGGCCGTTCGCACCGTCCATCCATTCGCTCAAAGTCTTGACGTCAAGGTCGTGATGCGACGGCCGCTCTACCCCCTTCGCCCGGCCATAGGCCAGTCGAGTTCAGCCCGCCTTGAGCGGGCATTTTTATTCCTGGAGACCCCATGCACGCACTGCGCACCTTCGCGACGCGGTCACTGACCGTCGGCGCCTGGCTGGCATGCATGCTAGTTTCGCTGCCCGGCGCCGATGCGGCCGTGAACACCTCGAAAGAGACGCGCACCGTCCAACTCAAACGCGGCAGCACAATCGTTGCGACCACAGACACCCTGCAGCAGTGCGAAGCGCAGGCCGCGGCGCTGATCGCAGCCGACGCAGTCACGAAGACCTCCGGCAGCAGCGTTTACACCTGCGCGGACACGATTCGCTGGGCGGTGTCGTTCAAGGTCGGCGCGCCGACGTGCACCGCGCCGCGACCGGCACAGCAGTCTCGCGACCTCGCTTGTCCGGCCGGCACCACCGGCACTTGGCATCAGACGATGGACGCGGTTGCGATGGCGTACCCGACGTGCTGGAGCGTGGGGGAGTGGACTCCAGCGGCGCCTGCACCTGGCATCTGCGCCGTCCCTGCGCCGGCCGCGACCCTGGTCTACGCCTGCAGCGATGCCGGCGCCGATGGCCGCCTCGTCGAAAGCGCGAGCATCAACTGGCCGAACTGTGCTGGCGCCGCTTACAAGGATCCGAGCAAGGCGCTGATCGTTGCGACGAACAGCGGCACGCCGCCGCTGGTATGGAAGCTCGCATCCAAGGTCACAACCGAAAAGGTTTGGGCCAAGACAGGCGAGGTCGGGGAATGGCTCGCGCCGTCGGCGATCACCTGGGCGGGCGTGCCGAATCGTGCACCGACAATCTCCGGCACCCCCGCATCATCGGTCCAGGCAGGCAGCAGCTACTCGTTTCGCCCTACCGGCAGCGACGTCGACGGTGACACGCTTACGTTTGAGGTTGCGAACAAGCCATCGTGGGCGACATTCTCCACGTCCACCGGGCAACTGGCGGGCGTGCCGACGGCGGCGAATGTCGGAGCATATTCGAACATCGTGATCGCGGTGAGCGATGGGAAGGCGAAGACGTCGCTGCCGAGCTTCTCGGTCGCGGTAAATCAGGTGTCGATGGGTGCTGCGACGCTGTCTTGGACCGCGCCGACTCAGAACGTGGACAGCACCGCGCTGACGAACCTCGCCGGCTACCTCATCTACTACGGCACTTCGTCTTCTGCGCTGACCCAGTCGGTGCAAGTGAGCAATCCAGGAGTGACGACGTACCTGGTTGAGAGCCTCGCCCCTGCGACGTACTACTTCGCCGTCCGCGCATACACGACCAGCGGGATCGAGAGCGCGAATTCAAACATCGTGAGCAAGACGATCCCATGACCGATGAGGTTGCCGAGCTCGCCCGGCGTGCGATCTGGGAGGCGATTCGACATCCGTTCGTGCACCCTGCAGTGCATTCGCCTCAGACGCGAGTGAAGCGGCCCGTGACAGCGCGCAAAGCCGCAAAGGAACGCGAGCAGCAGCTAAACGCGACCCTGGACCGCATCCGTTGCAGCCGGCAAGTGGCGCACATGCGTGCTGGCTGAAGTGCGTGATCATCGTCTTCCGCCGATCATCCGCAGCAATCGCAACTGCAGCAGCGGGGTTTGACCGCTACATCAGCACGACAGGCAGTGATAGCAACGACGGCTCTTTCGGTAGTCCGTGGGCAATCAGCGCCATCTGGACCAAGGCAGCGGAGTACAAGACGAAGCGCCTGGGCGTGCTTCCGGGCATCTACTCGCCCTACAACGGCACCATCGACGCATTGACGAACGATGTGGCGCTGCTGATTCCGTCGGCAGCGGCTGGCACGGGAGTCGCGCGCACCGTCATCCAGTCGGTGACGCCGCGCGGTGCAGTAATCCTGGGTACCGGTGGCGGGCAGGGGGCCAATAGCGCGGCCGAGGTCGTGGTTGAAGTCGCCGCACCCTATGTAACCTTCGATGGGTTCAAGGTGCGCGACGGCGGATTGAAGGGCGTGCAGATCCTTGCTTCGGACGCAATCGTCCAAAGCAACGAGATCTACGACATCAACTCCGTGCTCTTCGCGGAAAGTCATGGCAACGGCGACAACGTCAGCGGCGTTCGCACCGACACCGGATCCGATCGCGCGGCGATCCTCAACAACAAGGTCTACGCGATCAGAAATGGCACCGGCGCGGTAAGCGGCGGCACGCGCACCCCGAATGAATCGGCGATCGAGCTGTACAACGCGCCAAACGCCGTCGTTCAGCACAACGACGTATCGGATGCCGCGACGCTCATCTACGCGAAGGACGACGCTGACGATTGCGACATTTTCCTCAACAATCTGCACGGAACCGCCTACGAGGCGTTCCGCTTCGCCACCAACAACACCTTCGCGTACAAGTTTCATCACAACCTTGTCCGCGGCATCGTTGGGATGATCTACAACGGCGAAAGCAACAACGTCGAAGTCGCCTACGGCGAGCAGTACAACAACACGTACATCTTCGACGTCGACATTCGTGGTGGCGTGCTCTACCGCGCGACGACCGGCGCCGTTGTGAAGAGTTACAACAATCTCTGCATGCGCACGACCGGCTCGGTGCTCGGCACCGACAGCTACCGCGACATGAACGGCTCGGCCGCTGCGTTCAGCATCCTTGATCGCAACCTCTACGGATCCGCGTCGCAGTTCACGTCGCCGAACGGAACGCTGCGCACATGGGCGCAATGGCTCGCCCTCATGGCAAGCAACGGCGCGACCGCTAGAGAGACGAACTCGATAAACGCCGATGCCACCTTCGCCGGTGGCTCTGGGGTCGAGGCGTACAAGCTCAATCCAAGCTCGCGCGGGTATCAGGAAGGACGCGTTGGCGGCATCGATGCTGGCGAGGTGTGCAACATGGGCGTCTTTGAATCGCTGGGGCAGACAGAGTTGCCAGGGACGGACTGGTAATGGCGTGGACCACAAAGAAAACCGTCATCCTGCTGCAGACAGCATCCTTCGCTACGCCGAACGCGGGCGAGATTTGCTTAGAGGACGATCCTGCCGCGAGTGGCGACAATCCAATCTACACCGCCGGCGCACACTCGAATTCTCCGCTCACGCTCGACGGCGACGCATTCGCGATCGGTTGGGACAACAGCGGGCTGGATGGCGCGCGTGATCGAAACGCGAACGTCCCGTCCGTCAGTGACCATCGCTTGGCAGGCCGACAGGGCTACAACAGCGGTTCGAGCGTCCTGAACGTGCAACTCGGAGTCGCTGCTGGCCTGTATCGATTCTGGGCCGCGTTTTGCGACCAAGGAAACGGAACTGGCGGCACGTTGAGTTGGGTGCTCAGTGATGCGAACGGCGCGCTGATCAGTCGCGCTGGCCTTACTGCGCTGACATCCGATCAGGTCTACGACATCAATGGGACTCTCTACGCAACTGGCGCCGCATGGGCTGCTGCAGCGGATGGTTCTGGCGTTGGATTCACATTCGCAACGACCGATACGAGCAACGGCAACGGCGGGCCGCTGATTGCGCTGCAGTGCTCGAATGGCAACACGCCGCTGTCATCAATTTCGTTTCAGTACCTCGGAAGTGGCGCATTGCTTGGGCAACCGTGGCAACAGAAGGGCGCTCAAGGCGTCATGGTGTCGATGTGAAACAAAATCTTTCCTACATGCTGCCGCCGCGTGAGCAGACGCACATAACTGAAGAGTACGTTTCGAGCCCGCCGGCACTACTGATCGTCGATGAGACGGGCGCGGTGTGGACGCTCGGCATGCAGATGGAGCGCTTCAACACGCCGCGCGGCGAGTACTCGTTCCCAGTTCTTCGAAATGCGCAGCCCACCGGCGAGATTGCCAGCCGCATAGAGCGACGCGGTGGAAAGATTCGCATCTTCACGACGACCGGCTGGAAACAGTGGACGGGGCGTTCGTTCTTCTAGCCGCTTCGTTCTCAATTTGTTCGAACCACGACCCGCCTCTGAGCGGGTTTTTTCATTTCTGAGGAGTCACGATCATGCGAGCATATTCTGTAGGCGGGGCTGGTCTGACCCTCGCGAACGCGGCGGTCACGATGGTCTTCATCAATCCGAGCGCGACCATGGGCATTGAGATTCTGCGGTGCTGGGCCGGCCAGAGTGGCACGGCGACATCCGCACAGCAGCGCGTGCAAACGAATACGCAGGTCACCGCGTTCCCCACGCTAACCAGTGCGACGCCGAGCAAGCTGGTGTTGAGCGATCCCACTTCCGCCATTACAGGCGGCACAGCCGGCGCGGCGGGTACCTGCGGCATCAACGCGAGTGCGGAAGGCGCTGGCGCGAAATCGAACATCATCCCTGACACGTTCAACAACCTGAATGGTCATCTGTGGGTGCCGACGCCTCGTGAGGTCATCCGACTCGGCGCTGGCGCATCGTCCGGATTCGGCTATCACCTGCCGGTCGCACCTGGTTCTCTCACGAACTGGCAGTTCGGCTGCAATTATGAAGAGCTTGGTTAATCGGTAACTAAGTTCGATGGCTGGCCATTTCTATCCGCTGCCGCCTACCTTCATTGGTGGGCGGCAGCCGTATGCGCCGAAACTGGGTATTGCCCAGAGCGGACCGCCCAGCCAGCCCACGCGTGCGCTCGCAACGTTCGGGATCATTCTTGCGAGTTGGTCACAAGCCGCGCCGGCACTTCCGAATCAGGTACGCATTGCGCCGCTGGTTCCACTGGCTGCAGTACCTGATGCGCCGCCTCGCCTGTTAACGACAAATCTAAACGTCATCCTGGCGCAGTGGCAGCCGCAATACGCGCCTCAGCAATCCAGGGCCGATATCGCACCGCTGATTGCGATGGTCACCACGGCGAACCCGCCGTTCAATCGCGATCAGTTCAAGGTCATCCATGCTGCGCATCAGCAGTCGGATCCGTGGACGGTCATTTCACTCACTAGCGTTGCACCGTTCGCCGAGGCGCCAGCGACGCCTGATGCGCCACCGCTCAAAGGGCGGGTGACGATTGATTCGATTCTCGGCCAGTGGGAGCCGCAGGAGTACTTGCCGCCCTTGCCGAAAGGCCTGGCGCCATTGTTGTCACCTGCGGCCGTGTCCGATGCGCCGCCGATCAGAACGTATGCGCTTCTGAATATGATCATCGGGCTGAATCAGCCGCTGCCTTACAGGCCGCAGGTCAGTAAGCCGATCGCCGCGCTGCTGCCAGCGCCAGTTGCGCCGGACAGCCCGCCTGTCATGTCGACGGCACGGCTCAATGTGTTGCTACAGCAGTGGGAGCCGCGCGCATGGTGGCCGCTACCACATAGCCCCGCACAGATTGCGCCTGCCCCCGACGCAGCGCCCGCGCCGACGGACGTCAACCTCGCGCTCATCATCGAGCAGTGGCGCGCGCCTGACTTACGGCTGCGACAAGGTAGTAAGTTCGCGCCGCTCATCGAGCAGGTCGTTGTGCCGGATGCACCACCGCCGGTGTCGATGAGGAACTTCGAGACAGTGATGGGATGGTGGGAGGATCGGAACAACTACCCGATTCCAGAACAGCCACATTGGGCGATCCAGGTTGTTGAGGTATCGGTGCAGATTGATGAGCCGCCGCCTTCAAGAACGATCCGTGTGAGACGAGGTCGACCGTGACGTGTGACATCGAAGCGGCCGAGGCGTGGCCCGCTAAACACCCTGATGCAACACTCGACTATGCGATCGACTTCGAGGAGGAATGCTCGCGGCCGTGGGATAAGTGGCAGGACTTCGCAACTGGCACACGGATCCGCGTCTTCAGGCCCGGGCAAGCGTCAGGTTACGAATTCGAAGCGACGACCGGCGGTCGAACCGGTGGGCGCAATCCTGTATTCCCGACAGCCGGCACGCTGACCGATGGCTCTGTCACGTGGACGCCGCGCGCCATCTCAAGCGCAAGCCTGGTGCGCACGATCGTAGGAACGCCAACCTGGATAGCGGATAGCGGCGTCACAGTGTCGAGCGAGACCGTGTCTGATCAGAAGGCCATCGCCAAGATTGCCGGCGGCACAGATGGCAGGGACTACTCGGTCACCGTGGCAGCGATCGGATCGGACGGGCTGCTGATGGTGAAGGTTGCAATCCTGCCGGTGCGCGTGCCGGTGATGGTTTGTGCGTAGGTGCGATACAGCGTCGAACTGGATCTGACGCAGGTCAAAAAATACTCGTCGGATGTGCAGAAGAAGTACGTCCCTGCGGCGGCCGGCATTGCGCTCAAGCGTGTCGGCAATTCGGCGCGCAATGCCGCTGCCACCACGATTCGAGCGCGGTTAGCCATCAAGGCGGCCATCGCCAAGGGTGCACTCAAGGTGCGGCGGATCGGCAATGGCATGACGCTATGGATCATTGCGAGCGGAAAGCCCATTCCCCTGCGTGACTATGATGCACGCCGCCTTTCGAGGAAGGGTGTCTCATTTCGTGTGGCACGAAAGGGAGCGAGAAGGACGTACCAGCGTCAAGGACGCAAGGGCTTCATTCTTAATCGCAAAGGTGGGCACGTGTTCGTGCGCACTGAGGATGATCCGCCCGGTAGACAGAAAGGCCGCATCAAGAAGGTGTATGGACCGAGCGTGCCGCAGTACTTCGTCACGAAGCCTGTCACTAGCGCGATGGAACAGACGGCGCTTCAACGCTGGCCCATTGAGTTCGCTGCCGCACTGCGTGGCGTGTTGATCACACGCACGGGTGTTGATGTGGGCGCGACGCTGTCGGGGCTGGGCTGATGGGCGGAGCGTGCGGCATTGCGGCCTATGGATTTTTCCAAGGTACTTCCAAGGCCGGGGGTGTGCGGGTGCCAGCGGCGG